GATGGTTCTCCATAAGTTCAAGCAACGTGTTCACAGCTTGCTTGCCATACATGTCCTGCTTGCCCTCAACGAGCGCATACGCCTCATCAATGAACAGGACACCACCACGAGCCTTCTCAAACTGTTCCTGAATGAGTTTTTGCGTCTCACCCAACACAGTACCAATCAGCTCAGATTTCTTCGGCGCAACAAACACATCATTTGGTGTGAGACCAAGAGCCTCATACAAAGGCGCAATTTTCTTCGCAACCTCTGTCTTACCCGTACCCGGATTACCGACGAACACCATGTGTTTCGTATCCTTCGTAACAGGTAACCCATCTGCTTCACGCCGACGGTTGTACACGCCCTGCGCGATCAACGCATTCACCTGATTCGACACAGCATGCATGCCAATCATCGAACCAATATCATCCTTGATTTTCGTGACCTTGTCCGCATCAATGTCACTTAGATCTGGCTCAGCAGCGGCTTCCCTAACGATTTGTTCAACATCACTCGACGCGTTAACGGGTGCTCCATCGCCAAGACGTCCACCCGTCGGGACGAGAGCGCCAGTGACTTCATCACCCCGCTTTGCGGGTGTGGAACTTTTGGGGAACCACCACCAGACGGATCATCAATGATGCTCAAAACACGGCCTGCTTGAGCCAATGACCATGCACGCTGCAAATCAGCAGCACGACGATCCAACAACAGTGGTTGCACAGTAGCCGGCGTCACATCAGTACCCAACGTCATCGCCAGCGTTTCAGGATTCACGCCAATGAGCGTGGCAAGACGTGACGCGTACTCCTCTGGCTTACCAGCAGACTCGCTCACAGCATCAGAAGACTTCTCTTTCATCTTCTTCAGCAGCTCGACAGATTGTTTTACAACGGGTGCTGGATTTTCACCAAGTTCACCAGCCAAACGTGCCACATTCTTGTTACTGTCCTGTGACATCCACGCTTTCATCTTGTCTAACGTGTCTAGGCGCATGATTTCTTGATCAGGACGAGGAAGTTCAGCAACCGCATACGGATCAGACGACGGACTGCTGAAAGGTGACATCAACGATGCGTTCATAGCAATCTTTGCAGCAGCCTGTACAACAAAATCAACAGCTTCATTTTGCGTTTTTGCATTATTGAATTGTGACGAAATACCACTGCTTTCGTTTATGGTCACATCAAGAGTTGAAAATCCGTAAATATTTAGGAACGCGCCACGAACAACACCCGGATCGCTCAAAGCAGATACGACCTTCGGATTGGTTGCAAGATCTTTCAACTTAGCTGGGTTTGTGAACAGGTATTCAACAATTGATTTAGGGTTTTCGTCAGCCAACGCTGCACTCTCGCCCATGTCGCCGCCCAGTGAATATTGTTTCGGCAGCGTTTGCAACGCGTCAAACAAAACACGAGCTGACTCATTAACCTCTTTTTTAGATGCTGGTTCATACATGGCTAGCCGCTTCAACAACGGTGAATCAGACGTAGAGGGCACTGGAGACACATCGCCGCCCGCCGAACCAGCATCCCCAGTGCCCGCGGCCTTAGGAGTCTCACCGCCCTGAGCTCCCTGCCGCTCCGCAGTAGACTCATCAGCCTTACCAGGCCGTTTAGGCGAAGGAATTGTCGTCGTCGCCGACTCATAAAAACCAGACTGAACCGAACGCGGACGCAACCCACCAGGAGACACGTAACCCGAATCCTTCGTATTAACCCGGTTACGACCCATCGAAAGAGTGTTCTTCAACCCCAAAGCATCCAAGAAGCCAACACCATCAGGATCGTTAGCACGACCAGCCAACGGCTGATACGACACCTTACGAATGAAATACGGGAACTGCTGCTGCAACGTTTCCAAAGCCTTACCGTACCCAGCAGTGTTCAACGCAAGTTCTTGAACTTGCTCACGCTGCCGTTCACCCTTCAACTCATCATAAAAATCAGCAACCAGACGAGCTTGATCCGCAGCTGACCGTTGCGCGAAACCAGGTTCCTTCGATGCAGCCTGCTTAGCCTCAGCCTCAAGAGCAGCCACATCAATGCCATCACGGGCTTCTTGGCGCTTCTGTTCGATCTGCGTGTTCTCGTAGTTCTCACGCAACGCCTTAGCATCTGCACTATCACCGGGATAGTACTGAGCAGCAGTACGCTTAATATCGTCCTTGATCGACGGGTCAATGTCTTTCAAGTACAAACCTGATTGGTCAACCGCATCAAGGATCTTCAAATAGCGGCCGTAAATTTGGCGTGCCTTATCTGAGTTACCGCGTGCTCCACGGAAGTTCGGATCAAACTCGATGGAAAACACTCCAGACGATGAGACAACAGTTGCCATACGAGCACCAGACTGGACAGCCGCATACATGTCCTCACCCGTAAGACCGCCAGATACGCGAGTGCGCACGTACTGACCGCCGCGAAGCGCAGCAAGGTTCTTCAAATCAAACGGTAAATAGTGATCGTCTGCATACCCGACAGCCTGCGTGATTACCTGACCGTCAGCGTTGATGATCACACCCTGAGATGGGAGAACGTGACCTGACTTCTCAGATAACTTGGCTGTGAACAGATCGTTCGGCAATGTTCTCATCAAGAATTGGGCAGCCGTATCCGACTGCACCTCAAGCTTGAACTGATCCTTTGACGGACGGTCCTTCGCACGATACTTAGCCGAACCAGCAACCACACCAAACGCGTCAGTTGGGACAAGCCCTGCCTGCACGCTTCTCATATCCTGAGATGAAAATTCTTCTAACAATTCCTTATCAGGAGACTTCTCCGTACCCCGATACCGATACGCAGACTGACGAACATACGGGCCAATAATCTTCTCAGCCTCAGCACCATGCGTACCAACCAGTTCAGCGAACGCAGCCGCCTTCTGATTACCCGTCGCATTCAAAACACCCGAAATACCACGCATACGCCGGAAAAACTCGTCCGTGCCACTCTCCGTGGCAGACGAAAAACCAAACGCATCTTTCAACGACTGCTGATCAGCCATTTTGGGCGACACGACACCAAACGAATTGAACCGAGCAATACGTTCCTGCGTTTCACGTGAAGCGTCATTCTTAGCCTTCACGCCAACAGACAAAATCGTCTCATCCAACGGGTTAATCTGAGATGCAACCGCAGCCGGGAACCCATCACGACCCTGAATCAACGGGAACACTAACGGGTCAGCGACATTACCCTCCTTGAGGCGATTAATCTCAACCTCAACACCCTTAGAGTTGCCCTGAAACATACGATACAAGTCACGAATATGCTGATCCGTTTGCTCGTACTGTGCCTGGTGACGGTTAACAGTCGACTCGTTCTCTTTAGCCGACTCAGACAACGCACCATTACTCACATGCCCATTACTGGACAGTGCAGGCGATAATTTCGAGGACGGTGCGCCCGTAGCTGACGATGAACGATTCGTATCCACAACCTTGGTGAACCGGCCAGCAGAATCACGAGCAACGTAACGCTTATCCTGCTTCTTACCCCAGAACTCCAACATCACGCCCTTGCTGACCACGTCTGCATATGCGGACAAACCAGCCAACCATTCAGCAGTCTGACGCACATCACGAGATGGATATACGCCCTTACTAATGGTCTCTACGTACTGGCGACCCAACGCTGACTTCGCAATATTGATACGACGATGCGTATCACGCGCAATCGCTGACTGGATCTGCGAGTCATACTCATCCATCAAATCAGACGCGTACAAACACATCGCTTCATCAAGCAAGATCGCAGCGCCCAACGGATCATCCGCGAACGCCTTCTCAATCAAACCAACAAGTCGTGTCATGATGCTGCTCCACTCTTCTTAGCACGAGCAGACGTCATATCAACCGGTGACTTACCACGATCCGGTCCATACAAGCCCAACACGGCACGGGCATGGGCTTTCTGCTCAATCTTCTTCATACTTATCTGACGCCGCTTCGCTGTACGCGCACCATTCAACGACGAATACGCAGCTGCCAAACCACCAGCAGCAGTAAGACCAGCAGCAGGTCGTGACATGTGACGCCCCTCATGAGCTAGTACGCCAGCAGACAACCCAGCCAACGAGCCATTACCAATCGCAGACGCAACATTCTCATTGCGCTGCGTACGCAAGTGACGGTAACCAGCCTCAGCGTTCGGTGAAATACGATCCCCGTAACGACTCAAAAATGACTTTTCAAACATCGACAACTGTTCTGGCTGCTTAGCACGAGCCGAAGTTGCGCGTTGCGATGCTGGCGAAAGACGTGTCTGTTTCGCTGGTGCAAAACGCATCTCATCACGGTGAGCAATCAACGTGCCGCGTGGTGAATCAACGAGAAAATGACCACTGGTTCCATGTGGTCGCATGATGCGGACTTTCTCACCAGTGCGCTTCAACCAACCATACGTAGGCATACTTTTGCCAACACCGGACTGGTTAAAAGTCGATTGGCGGCTGACATCTTCTGTTCCACGCAGACGCGTCTCAGCATCGCGTGTTCTTTTTTGACCATGAACACGAACTAAGCGCCCATCTAAGTCTTCAGGCTTATAAACAAATGCAGATTTATCTTCGTGTACCCAACCTGCCTCTGGCCACACGCCCTTCATGTTGTACTCAGCAACCTTGCCCTTCTTAGTGCGCGCGACTGCTTCGCTAGACATGGTTTCTTCGCCATACTTATGAAAATTCTCAGGAGTGCGTCCCGAAACGGCATATTGACTCGCCATATCGCGACGAGGCGTCGTCCACAAACCTTTAACAGACTTGTCGCCAAACATATGAGTTTTCATGTCAACAGACTTACCGCGTCGCAAATTGTTGACACGCGCAGATGTTCCACCGTGATAAACCGGAGCGCCCTTAAGTCGTGCGCGTAACGCATCAACTACAGGTCGGCTTGTCTCAAGTTTGTTGGTCTCTTCGCTGATGTGCATGATCGGGCGGTAAATACCAGGAATTATCTGCGCTTTACTGACAGCATCACGTTTGCGTTCCAAGCGTTGCTGAGCCGCATAATTAAACGAACCAGCAGAACCCACACCTAACGCTGTTACACCCAACGTGTTAGACAACGATGTTGCCTTCGCCTCGTGCGACGCTAAACGAGACAAGCCCTTAACACCCTTACCGTTCAACGACCGAGCAACAGCAGGAGCGCGCGTACCCAACGCAGCCAAACCCAACGTGCCAGACGATAAGGACAGTAACGTGCCAGCCTTCTTATGCCGATCCAAACGTTTCGTATCAGACTCAGTCAAAGACTTCTTAAAGCCTTCAGCTTCACCACGCGGGTTGTACCGATACACGTACTTGGAATCAATCATGCGTAATCGCTGCGACGGCATGTCCGGTCGAATAACTTCCAACTTGTTTCCATGACGAAACGAAGCAAGATGACGATTCTCAGCAACGAACTTCTTCGCACCAGCGCCCGTGCGCACATCGCGAGCCTTCGTTCTATTCAAATCCGCGAGAAGAGGCTTCGTTACGCTCCACGACCGAGAGAACGGATCATATTTCGCCTTAGCAATGCTTTTATCCCCACGCCTCACCTGATCCTGATACGTCGCATGCTCAACAACAGGACGCACCACATCAGACTTCACATCCAACTTACGCGTATCCTCACCCGTCACAAACCGCTTCACACCAGCAGCCAACAACGGCAACGCAGACACCTGCGCACCCCGCACACCCGCCTTACCAGCGATATGCGGAACATGAATACCCGACACAAAACCATTCGGCCTACCAGCCACCGAACGAGCAGCAGACGCAATAACACCAGGACGCTTCACATCAGGCATACGACGCTTCAAACGAGTATTCAACAACTCGTTACCACCAGCGCTCGCCGCCAACAACGCAGCACCAGCACCCACATACTGAGCGGCATTACGACGATTCTCGTTCACACCCACTCACCATCCGAAATAGCAAGCGCCTCAGCAACCTTACGAAACTTCACCGGATCAGGCGTTGTCTTCACAGCCACATGCAACATCGCGGACACCAAACGCTGCATCGCCAACATCGGACCAACCTGTGGCATCGCATCAGCAAGATACAAACGCAACATTTCCCGAGCTGACGCCTCATCATTAGCAGCCAACAATGCACACGCACCAGCAGCTGCTGAACGTGCCTTAGCGTCCAACATGTCACTCACGCGACCCACCAGCCTTCTTCGAAGACTGAGCCTTATCGGCCGATTTCTTATCTTGAGCTGTCGCCTGCTCACCCGGCATTTCGCCACGCATAGCAGCCTGCAACGAGTTCTCCGTTTGCACATACAACGAATTGGCCTCAGCGAACTGTGTCGCCTCCGACCGCATCTGCATCTGACGACGCTGCTCCAACTGGTCATCATCCAACTCAGGCAACCGAGCAGCCGAACGCAAAAAGTTCTCCAAATTACCGTCAGGAAACCACGTCACACCCATAGATGCCATAGACGACATGAACGACGACAACACCGTAATATCCGGAGAATCCACATCATCCGGAACAATCTTCGGCAACTCAGCAGGCTTCCACCCATTAGCCAAAAACAACTTCGGAACAGCATGCCTGTTCAACGTGTCCGCGATCGACTGAGTAATCGAATTCAACGACGTACGGAAAATACCCGTCTTATCCGTATGCATCGAATACGAGCCACTACCCTCATGGCCCACAAGAATGAAATCAGCCAACACAGTCATCAAAATGCGTTGCTCATACCGTTGAATGATCTCAGACGTGTTGAACTGGCGAGCACCACCGCCGCCAAGAAGCTCAAACGAATACAACGGCTGCTTCGTCTCCTGATCGTACGCAGACGGGAAAACCATTCCCTCCTGATCATTACGACGAACAGACTTAACAAGCTTCTTAAACGCGTCCACACTCTTAGCCTGATCAGTACCAGGCTTCGCACGCAGCATCTCCGCAGGAACCTTCACCAAAGGCAAACCCGCAAGATCCCGCTCAACACCAATGGACTCAAACTCTTCAATGCGCTTCTTGAAAAACCACGGCCGATACGCGCCACGCAACATCGACACGCCCTCAGGCGAATCCTTGTAATGCCGATAACGGAACAAAACAGAACGCTCAATCGGAATAGCGATCGTCTGATAACGCGGCGGTGCGATCTGCACCATGCCCTTCGTTGACCCATCATCGTTAAACACCCAACGCAACATGGTGTCCTGTGAACGGATCGGCATCTTCCGCCAACCCACCATGCCATCGTTGTACTGCGAACGAGAACGCCCATCAGACGCCCACGGACCACCACGACGCTTATACACAATCTCATGCCAAGACCAGCCATACACCAACATGGACAAAACCTCAGAAATGAAGTCATCCCACGTGTGAGACATATCTTCCATACACGTCTCTAACAACTTGGCAGCGTTCGCATCCTCTTTAGACTTACCAGCCGGATCAACACGCCAATCAACGTTACGCAACAATCGGTCAATGGAAAACAACAGCGCAGACACGATGGGATCGTTCTGCGACATCTCCTTGAAAACTTCAACGCCCTTACGCCCACGAATCTGGGGTAAGAACTCTTCATCGATGTAACCAGCTGCGCGGCGTAAACCAAGAGCACCAAGTTCCTGAAATGCGCCAGCCCGCTCGGACTCCTTCAACAACACATCATCAGACGACGTGTTCGACTGGTCATACGTGCCCTGCCTGGCACGCAATGTCACATCATCAGCCATCAGGATGCCCTATGCGTATGACGCATACGTTCAGCAGCCACAAGACCACCCAAAGCAGTCAGACCACCCACGATCATGCCTCGACGCCCAGTTCGAGCCACACGCCCATACTTAGCCTCAACAACAGGTGCAGTCGGCTTGAAATTCTTAATCTTGTCCTCAAGATCAGGGAGTTCTTTATTGCGAATCTTGTCAGCCGTAGCCTGATGCGATACCTGCTCACCAAGATGATGCTTTTGTTCATTCGCCAAATAATCCATCGTGTCAGCGATACGCGTCACGTCACCTGGATGGACACGGTTCGCGTTGTACCACTGCTTACCGCCCCGAGTATTCGGATGCTGTTCAGGATTGGGGATCTGCTTGGTCTCAGGACCGCGGCCCTGCTTCCAGTTTTCAATATCAGATCGCGCTTGAGACGCCCGACCAGCACGACGCATAGACGCCTTAGCGTTCTGCTCAGCAACATTCGCGGTCGTCATCTTCGTTTCACGACGATCATTCAAATGAGATAAACGCTGGTCGTCAGCGCCCTTAGCCCCAGCAACGCGCTTACGACCATACTGAGCAGCACCATAGCCAACACCAGCAGTGATTGCGCCCGCACCAGCAACCCCATACGCAGCATTTCGCTTCTTCTCAGACGAAGAAGGACGCCGCCCGACAGCAGCGCCATTACCGTAGCGAGGGTTAGGCGTCATACATCTAATGATGCCGCATAACCACACAAAAAAGGTAGACGGACAAGCATAAAACTAAGAATCTGACGCGTCCCCAGCTGCCTCATCAGCAGACGCAGTCTCATCAGATTCATCAGCCACAGCGAACTCGCCAGCGATCTCCCACACTTCACGAAACGCTTGAACAGCCCGCGTTACCATGTCAGATGCCACGTCAGGTGACCATGAAACGCCCTCAGCGTTCAACGTGACCTGCATTTCACCACACGCGATCGATAACGTGATCTCTCGGCCGCCCACGCGTAACATCAACTCCTCAAGACCCGCATTAATGACCTGTTTTAAGAATCCCAACCGGTCTCAGTCGAGTCAACCCGCGTCAGCAACTCGTCCAACGCACGCATCGTTGGACACGGATAATCTTGAGTATGAGCACACGACTCACAGTGATACTTGCCGCACTCGCAACGAAACGACGTATGTAACACGCGAATTTTTGATATCACCACGTTTATCGTGGCTTCACCGTGCTCTAGCACGAGACTTCTTCATTGTCGTAGAACTGCTTGCCTTGTCCAACATTTGTGACACGCCAATGATGTACGAGGCCTTCTCACAGTTACCAGAACAGAACAACGAGCCCTTAGATACCATCATCGCTATTTGACGGTTACAAATAACGCACATGTGCTACTCGCTTAATACGCTTGTCTTCATCAGGGTCGCCCCTGACATTAGACAAGAAACACTGTGGACAGTCACAGGGAATCATGCATCCTCCAAGAGAACATCGACACGCTGAACAACCAAACCCTTATCGGGGTCAATGAAATGCAAACGCTGCGTTGGAACACCAGATGCAGCCATGCCGACCAACGCGTACCGGTTATCAGACTCAGTCGCACCATTGAAATAGACGCGGCCCTTCCCATCAGCCAACGTCATCTCCATTGGCGTGTGATAGTGATGGCAATACACATCTTGGAAAGACCAGGGGAACGATGTTCTCCATCGGTTCACGTGATTCACGATCGTTGATGGTGACGCGTAACCGGTTCGACCGATCTCATCACCGTGAATCACGAGTGCTCGATACGCGCCAATCTCTAAACGCTGAATATCCTCAATGGAGTCTTCCCAGATCAGCCGGCCTGACGTGACATGCTCCATAAGCTGCTGACGAGCAAGTAAGAAAGCCATGCGGTCAAGGTTCGTTGCCGCAGGCACAGCATCACGCTTAGAACCAATACGACCATGGTTACCCCACTCAGCCGTAACAGTAACCTTTGCAAAATCCGTGAGAGCAGTGAGAACAACTTCTGCCATTAAACCGGCGACAATCACAACCTGGTTGATGGGTTCTTCTTCAACTTCCCACACTTGCGTCGGATAGTTCCATAATCCTTCGATCATGTCACCACCGAAAACAACGTGACACTCGCGCACAGGACGTGACACTCGCTGCTCTTGAGTGAAATATGTCGCCTTCTTCAAAAACAAACGCACACGGTCTTGCATGACACGCGTGTTATACGACGGCGTAACTTTCGTGCCTTGCCAGTCCCCCAAATCCCACAAAACAACATGCTCACCACGCTTACGCGTGTCCTTCGCAGGTGGCTTGATCTTCTCAGGCTTCACCAGCAAATGAGCGTCATAAGCACCTTGATAGACCGCTGCAACTAACGCCTCATCACGTGCTTTCGTCTTGATGAGTTCTTTCTTCGTGCGAGCCAACGCGGACATCAACGCAGCAATCTGAACATCCTTATCGGATTCTGCTGCGACATTGTCAAGCGAGGCTTTCAAACTCATACGTCGTCACACCGACACACGCGTCGTCGATGTCGCTGAACACTATCCGCGCTGACCTGGTGTCCTTCTGCACGCAATGCCACAGAGATAACCGTTGCGGGGATCTCCATATTGTGTATCCATTCGGATAACACGACAGCATCGTCTTTGCTCAGTTTGTCGTACACGTTCTTGAATGCGCAGCGTGGGCCACGAATGGACGTTCGTTGCGCTTCCTTGAGTTGGTCAAGTAACGCCATCACGTGCCTACAGGTGTTCCAAATGCGCCAGTGAGCGTGAGATTCGCCCAGGTGGCTTCATCTACTGAAATCATGGGTGTTTTTTGTGCTTGCCATGATGATGGGTGCATCAACACGAGTTTCCCGTTGTGCAACAAATAGACCGCAGAGGTTGAGATGCGCTTAATGAACATGTACACAGCGTACAAATGTTCACCTGTTTTGTAAACGACACACCGACAAAACATACACCGAGAGTTACAGGTGAAAATAACCAGAAGAAACGTTTGTATCTTCCTGAGGTAGCCATGTGACACTGATTCCAGTATCACTATCTTTCACACGAACATCACCCTCATAACGTTCACTAGCCAGGGGTAAGTGTTGACGTGCAACTTCATTAGTTTTCGGCACGCCCTGCGCTGCTGTAGCAGGTGCAAGGCGTTTGACAGCGCGATGCATGATCGCCGCAGCTGCCACATCATCAGGCAAATGAGCCTTATACGATGCGCTCGCTCCCCCATACACGTCATCCACAGTGGCTGCACGATGCGCATCATGAAGTGGGGTGTTACGAGGCATGATATATGCGCCTTGCTCAAAGTCCGAAATGTACTCGTTGAGCAGTTTCGTTCGTTTTGTTTTTACTAGTTCAACTTTCAACGTTCGTTCATCCACAAGGTCATGCACAACGTTGCCTAAGCCTGTCGCGTCATGCGCAGAAACAGCCTGATATTCGTTTACGGTCTGATTGAACATTTCAATCATGTCTGGCCATGGCCGACGATTCACACGGCGGAGATACACGACCTGCTTTGGTTCAACATCAATGCGTGACACGATGATGACGGTCTTATCGTTCATCTTTGCCCAGTCAGCACCAGCCGCATACACACCCGCAGGCTCAGGCTTCTCATATACCCATAGATCATCGTCAGCTGCGTGACGCTCAAACACAGGTGTCATGGGTACGAAGTATTGGTTGACCTTTGTTAGGTCGAAGGCTCGTTGATCACCTGCGGGTTCGCCGAGTTCGTATTCGACTCGGAACATTTCTGCGGGGACGGATGCTCGTTTACGTTCGATGAAGTCTGCGGGCATCCATCCGTTGGGTGAGATGACTTCACGCCAGCACCAGGTGAAGATGGGCATGCCTTTGCGTCGTGCATCGTCGATGACTTCTTGGAATGTTCCAATGGGGTTCTGCCATGTTGATGAGGCGACGACCATTTCTTGGACGACGATGCCGCGTTTGTTGGGTTGCATGAGTGCTTGTCCCATGGCTGCGTCGTAGATTTTCTTTTCCATTTCGTCGATCTCGTCGAGCAATGTCATGGCAGGGTGTGGGCCACGGACGGTCTTCTGCGATGCCGGCAGTGGGCGAATCCAGTTACCTGGTTTGAATCGGATTTCGGTTTGGATCATTTGTTCGATCATGTCTCGTGGAGCGTTGGGTCGGTCCATGAGTTTTTCGACGTGTTCTCGTACGTTGTTTGATTGGGCCATTGAGCCACCGAGGAGTGTGACGTCGATTTCTAGTAGTGATGCTTTGACGAGTGCGAGGAGGGCGAGCATGTAGCTTTTGCCTGTTCCTCGGCTGCCGTACCACAAGGCCCAGTTGAAGTCGTTTCCGAAGTATGCGTCTGCGAATGCGTCGAAGGGTGATGTGTGGTCGTCGCATACTTTGACGCGTGGTAGTTCGATTCCGAACATGGCTTTGACCACCCACCAGAGTTCTTCTTTTGTGGTGGGTGGTCTGTGTAGTTGCAGTGTGGTGGCTGTCATGTGTTTCAGCGTAACTGTTGGGTTGTGTTCGCTGTGCACTGTGATGCGTTGTGCATCGTTTTTTATTTTTTGTCGATTTTTTCTTTTTACTGTGTATTGCTTCTTACGCAGTAGCGCCCCTTTAGGGGGCGCTTATCTGTGTTTGTGTTGAGTCTTTGTAACTGCTCAAGAAGCCAAGGGTATCACACTGTGTCAAGTTTGTTGTTACTGAATCGTTATGAACCATTATTTTGGTCTTTATTGGCTGGTCTGAGTGTTTTGTCTGGTTTGGTTGTCTGGTTCGCTGGTTGTCTAGCTCGGGTTTTTCATGTCTACGGGTGTCTATGGTTCACATGGATACTATTCGTTGTTTGTCTTTGATACATTTACCTGCTAAAATAACCACTATTGCGAGGAGGGAGCAGCCTGCCGTAAAAAGGTACTTATGACCTCGCACCCGTAACACACTCAGAACCCTGAACCAGTCACACATTGGCTGTCTCGGGGTTCTTTTTATTACCGCCCACACCCAAAGGACCACCATGGCTATCACTCTGGCTACTGCTGACCATGAACAGAACGCAGGACCTGAAGAACTGTTCATTTCAGCACTCATCGAATCAGGTCAATACGATCCACGTCGCTACAACGTAAACGACTCAGCCATCCACGCGCACAGGACAGTTCACGAGTTTTGTATGTCGTACCAGTCCAAAGCTGGAGAAGCACCACCTGCGCACCTTGTTGAAGAGAAGTTCCCGAACTTCTCTTTCATCTCCGGGATCAGCCCCACGTGGGCATCCGGTGAAGTGAACAAAGCACAAGCGAATCGTGAGTTGCGTAAGTCATTGTCAAAAATCTCTAACGCGATCGCATTGCACTCACATGGTGAAGCAATCTCTCACATGACAGATGCCATCCGGTCGTACAAATCAGAGCATGCCCAAGGTGTGGACGCTCTCGATTTCTCGTTACTTGACCTACACAGCGCATCACAAACATGTCCAGTACCTGATGGTTACTTGTCCCGGTTAACTGGTGGTCATCCGGCCAGTGAAATGTGGTTGATCGCAGCCCTGTGGGGATGCGGTAAATCATGGAAGCTCATCGAACACGCAGTGACAGCTTTGGAGCACGGTTGGGATGTCAAGTTCTTTTCCCTTGAGATGAGTCCTGCTGACATTTTGAAGCGGTTACACCAGGTCGCGTTACGCAACCATGTGACTACTGCATCTTTGTTACCTGATCATGAGCGTAGAAATGCACTGACCGCATGGTATGCGTCGTGTGGTGATTTAAAGGTGTTTGGCCCGTCACACGGTCGCGTGGATGCGTCTGTTATTTCGGCATCCGTGGAGCATGAGAAGACTCTTGTTGTCGTTGACTATGTGGGTCGTATGTATTCGGTGTCTGGGTCACCTGCGACTGAGGATTACAAGTCTGTTGCTGCTATTTCACGTGAGTTGTGTGAGATCGCCGGCATGTTGAACATTCCTGTTCTTGCAGCTGCTCAGTTGAATCGTTCTGGCCAGTTGGCTGGTTCCATGGAACTTGAGCGCGATCCACATGTGATTGTCGAAATGTCTCGATTGTCAGAAGCGTGTGATTCAGTACGTAAAAACACGATTAAAAAGTCACGTAACACGGCATCCGGAGGTCATTGGTTTACGCTATTTGACCCGATCAACGGCCGTTTCCCTGACATTACGCCCGATGAGGCTGTTGAGCGGAAGATACGTGAAGAAGCTTCAACCATATAGTCATTTCGATCAAAATCGTTGTGAACACTAGGTAAATTTGTGCAAGAAATCTTGCGCGTTTCTTGTTCAAAAAGTTAGATGTACGCTACCCGCCCGTAACCACACGAATCAGAGGGGAACATGTTCATTCCATGTTGTATTCACTGTGCCTTAGATGAGCAATACCAATGCAAAATCATCAGTGAACGTGGCAAACACGCGACGAAGTGTTTGCACTGCCATCAGTGTCACGCATGATCACGCTTGAATCCGCGCTGGCGACAGGCCGCGGAATGGAGCGACCTTTTACGTGTGCTGCGCACGACAATCACAGCATCACAGCGTCCGTGAACGTGATGAAAGGTGTCTGGTACTGCTATTCGTGTAACGCACACGGAAAAGTTAACGACTATGTACCCACAGTCGATGAGGCTATAGCCGTCTTGGCTGGTACTGAGCCACCGCGTACTTACGCAGAGGAATGGTTAGACCTGTTTGATGCTGATTACGTGTCCCCGTACTGGGTGAAACGAGTTGGCTTAAATGTTGCATCCGCTAACAGGTGTGGCACAGACATCCTCACAGCCAGTCCCACGTATCCAATCAGAGATAACGCGGGTCGTGTCGTCGGCGTTGTGACCAGGCACAACGCCGATCCGAAATATAAATACCCATACGGTGTGAGCACATCACGTACCTTGTATGGGCCGATTAAGAAGTGTGATGTTCTCATCCTCGTTGAAGGGGCGGGTGATGTGATGGCACTTCAAGAAGGAGGGTTACCGGAAGATTGGAATGCAGTTGGTGTTTTTGGCGCTGGTCTGCATTATCCACAGGTAGAACTAGTTGCGAATATGAGTCCCAAGATTGTCATCGCAGCGTTTGATGATGATCCAGCGGGACGCGCAGCTCAAGCACGCACTATGGACATGTTGGACGATTATGTTCGTACACTGTCACACCTCTGGCTTACAGTTGGAGGTAAAGATCCCGGTGAAATTGCGAAAGATGCACGCATACCCGCCTTGCGTGAAACGTTAATCGAATCCGGATACCGCCCGTAACCACACAGTAAGGAGTTCTACTATGACTCATCTTGCAGATGAGAAAACAGGTCAAATGGAAGGGCTTGAGGCCACCATTCGAATCCTCAAATCACTCCGTGATCGTAAGACTGAACTAGAACAAGAGATCGCTGATCTCAACGCTCACCTCACGCTACTCATCGATAAGCCTGTTAATTACACCGATGATTACGGTCGTCAGTGGAAGGTAAGTACGGTTCGCCGGAATCAGAGCATCGTGAACCTTGACCTTTTGCGCGAATTGGACGAGGACTTGTACATCGATGCGACGAAACGTGTCATCGATACGGAAGCGTGGGGGAACCTTAAGATCCTCGGCAATATCACTCCTGATATCGCCACACAGGTTGAGTACGTGAAGCAGAACGCTCCGTACATCATGTTCAAGCAGCTTGGAGATGCTTCAGATGAGTACTGATGAGGAACAAGTTTTCCAACCATTCATCACGAGCGAAGGGCGACTCACCATCTCGGTTGGATCAACGTTCACATGGAACGGTCAGCAGCATTGGCCAAAAGTCATGCTTGAAGACAGTCCCGCCGCATACATCGACGAGGAAGGGGAAACACAAGTTGAGACCAGTGACCAGTTCTTTTACCGGATCACTGAATCTGCACACCAGATCCATGCGGAAATGATTGCTCGCATGAAGAAAGACGTCACTGATCGTGCAGCTGCTGACGCGGAAGCACGTCGTGAGCAGCAAAAAGCGTTTTAATCCCGTAACCACACAACCCAAGGAGTAATACCCGCTATGTCAATTGACAACAACACAGGTTTTTCCGTGGACTTCCGCGCCGTTGATTTGGACGCCTTACTCGCACCTAAGCCTGCCATGAGTTCATCATCAGATGGCCGTTACGCGTTCTGGAACGCTAAGCAAGACACCTCGTACACGTTCTATTTTGTGACCGACCCGTGGACAAAGCATGAGGATTTCGGGTGGTACGGATGGCGAGAAATTTTTGCACAAAACGGTTTCGTTGGCGGGATCACTGACGTTCCAGGTGGCCTACGCGGCGTACCCGTTGACGACAGCCACGGACCAGACTCAGATCCACTGCTAGCGCTCGTTGAACCGTACATTCCTCGTTTCGGTGATCATCCTCGACCGATCCGTCCTGTTGAAACGAAGGTTGGTTTCAACATTGTTCAGATCGAAAACACTGATAACGGTGTGCAAGAGTCGCATCGGATTTTGGTCGTATCTGAGGCTCGTTACAAGGCAATCATTCAGATCATCAACGGATGGCGTGACGTATCCGAGAATTTCAGTCTCTTGGGACGTAAGTTCATGCTTTCGTTTCCGAAGATGCAACCACCAGTACTTCAGATTGCACGCGACTCCCTGCCCATCGACCTACCGCAACCGTACAACATTCCATTGCTGTTGCAGTTACGCCGGGACCAGCTCATGGACCACATCGAATCTGTGTCTGGCGTCTCGTTTGGTGCTGCACGCGATGACGTGAAGTTTGCTGAACCTGACGTTGCGGAAGAAGTGTCCGTTGATGGTGTTGATGATTTCGCTGAGATCGTCAAAGAAGTCACGCTAGGACCATCGTTCGATGACATGACCGATGCACGCATCACTCAACTGTTGAAGAAGGCCGGCGTTCCTGTGAAGCCAGGCTTGTCACGCGCTCAGTTGATCGGGCTTGCAACAGCAAGTTTGTAGGAAACAGATGAGGGGCAGGGAATTCGCAGTCCCTGCCCCTCATACCCTCGCCCGTAACCACACGAAACGAAAGGCAGTTCCATGTCTAGCACACTGTACGTAACGGTCACAATCGGGGTTAACAAAGCAGGTGGGAACTCTGTTTACTCCGGGGAAAAAGTTCAGATATCCGAACACCTTGAGCGTGTACTAAACGCTCCCACGCCAGACGCAACGATTGCAGATGCGACCATTCGTGCCCTTGAACAAGCGTGGATGAAACTTCAAGAACGCAACAACATGCCCGAGTGGACTGATGGAGATTGGATTCTCTATAAGGAAGACGAATCAGCGTTCTCTAACTGGACATCCTACGAACGACGTGACGGTGAGTTTGTTAGTTACGATCCAAACGGTCTCGTCATCATGAAGACATTGAACGACGCTGTTCTTGCCGAGAATTGGATTCGCGGGAACATTCGACCCGTCGTTCAATCAGGACATGTTGTTCGAGGCAGCGTATGAACACCACATTTTGGTCCGCTCACACGCACTCCAAATACTCAATCGGCGATGCGTTACCAACTCCGCAACAAATCGTTGACCGAGCAGTGGAACTCAACTACCCAGCCCTTGGACTAACAGACCACGGAAACATGGGCGGTGCGGCACAACTGTACGTTGCATGTAAGAAAGCGGACATCAAACCCTTACCAGGTGTTGAAGCGTACATTCACGTGAACCGTCGTGAGAAGTCACGAAACACCATGCACATGGGCATGTTAGCCACCAGCACCATCGGTTACCGCAATCTCGTCAGCCTTGTATCTCAATCAAACAAACAGTTCTATTACAAGCCAGTCTTGGATTTTGCTGACTTTGCTCAAGCTGCACGTGACGGACGCCTTGAAGGCGTGGCTGCCCTGTCTGGTTGCTGGTTTGGTGTCTTGCCGAAACTGTTACGTGAAGGTGATACGCGATCTGTGCGGAACGTCCTTGCCAGCCTTGACTCGTGGTTTGGTTCAGGTTTGTACATCGAGTTGCAGCATCACAACATTGATAAGCAAAACGAGGATGCGCATGTTGCACAGTTGGATGCGATAGCGAAATCGTTAGGCATTCCAACGATCATCACGCAGGACTCGCATTATTGTCATGAGAAAGATCGTGAAGACCATGACATGCTCAAATTGTTGTCTAGTTGGAGTGATGACGCAGATGATGCGATCTTCCCTGGTGACGGCTACCACATGGTCGACAGATCTTGGCTAGAAACTCGTTACACACCAGATCAACTGAACCGTGGACTTGAGGGATTGGCGCATTTAGAGTCCATTGCCAGTGTGACTATCCCCGAATTGGACACGTACAAACTTCACATCCCTGACACGGGTGGTAACCCTGACCGGTTGCTACGTGAAGCTGTGACAGCAGGGTTCGCGAGCAAAGTTGAATCTGGTCTGATTCCCGTATCGAAACGTAAGGTCTACGAGGATCGCATCGAGGAAGAACTCACTGTTGTGATCGGAGCAGGGTTTTCCGGTTATCTACTGCTCACTCAAACAGTGTGTGACTTCATGCGAGAGTCAGACATTTTCTTCGGCGTACGAGGATCAGCATCAGGCAGTTTGCTTTGTTGGCTACTCGGTATCACCACGATGGATTCCGTTAAATGGAACCTACCGTTCGACCGGTTCCTATCACGCGATCGGACTAAACCACCGGACATCGACTTGGATATTGAGCACCGTCGTCGAGATGAAGTTATCGACTGGATCTCATCACGCCACCACACCATACGCATCGGAACATGGCAGCGCATGGGAATTAACGATGATGGCAGCGAAGATGCAAAAGGCACACTGTTACGAAAGTGGCAAAGCCTGAACGCTAAAAAAGGAGGTGACCTCAAAGCACAACCACCAGCACGTGAACTAGAACGTTTGAAGCGCCTCGCTGAACACAAGCCCCTCAAAGCATATGGTGTTCACGCTGCCGGTCTGATGATCACACCCGATGAAGCAACAGCTGCTGTCGTACCCATCATGTACTCAAAATCAGGTGAAAAGTTTGTCACCCAGTTTGAGATGAACGACGTCGAAAAACTTGGGTTTGTGAAACTTGACCTGCTCAACGGTATGACGATGACGGCAATCAAAATCACGTTAGAACTTGCTGGGTTGACGTTCGACGAGATCCCGTTCAATGACACTAAAACGTTCCGGTTCATTTGCACAAAAGACACCACTGCGCTTTTCCAGTTAGAAGGCGGAGCGATGGCCCGCGGGATGAAACAACTGAAACCAAACAAGTTCACGGATCTGATCGCCGCAATGGCTTTATACCGTCCAGCAGTCATCAACTCAGGTGCAACGGAACGATTCATCAACCGACGCATCGGCAAGGAGACCATACCTACGCGACACAAAATGATTATGGATGAAACGTCAGACACGTATGGCGTTGTCCTGTACCAAGAACAAGTTCTCAACATTTTGAAGAAACTTGGTTTGACGGTTGAAGAGATCGAGAAGGCACGTAAAGCCATCAAATCATCCAACGACAACGTTGCTGCTGCCCGTAAAACGATGGCCGAGTTGCAAAAGAAGATCCAGCAACACGCGTTTGATGCAGGCATGTCCGCAGAGGACATTGCATGGTTGAACGAAGCTGTGAACGCGTACGCGGATTACGGTTTCAACAAAGCACACTCAACCTCATACGCGGTCATTGCTTACGTGACCGCATACTTGCGCGCCAACTATCCACTTGAGTTTTGGGCTGGCGTGCTAGATGCGTACGGAGAGTCAGACGGAAAAATCTGGTGGGGACGCGGGCCAAACAGGGCAGAACTTAAACACAAGGAAGCCTATCCTTTGGCCGCAAAAGAAGACGGCGTAAAAATATTGCCCGTTCACGTCAACCGGTCAAAACGATCCTGGACAGTCGAACCCGCATTAAACGCGATACGTCGCGGCTTAGAGAGCGTTGACAGAATTGGTGGTGCTGTAGCTAACGAGATCGTCCTCCACCAGCCCTACACGTCATTGGATGATCTAGCGATGCGCGTATCTAGCGCAGTATCAGGCGCAAAATCACTTGGCATCGGTCACTCACCAGCTGCGTGCGGTGGGGTTATCGCTCAGTTAGACAAAGTAGGGGCACTTTCTGGTTTAGAACGAGATCCCATCATTCAGGCGGAGCGTGAGCATGCTCGCAAACTTAAAGAAGAGAAAGCCGCTCAAGCCGCGCTGAAGAAAGCTGAACGAGCTGCGAAGGCCGCGCTCCGTGCTGAGAAGAACAAGGAGTCCCTGTGACAAAAGATTACGCTCAACTAAGACGTGACGTTTCACAAGGTTCCGCTGCTGGTCCAATCACAAAAGCCTTGGTCCGATGGGATGGAGTGATCACCGAATCCGCAGTGAAACGTGTGAACGAACAACGGTTAAAAGATTTGTCCGGTGATCGTTCCGATGGTGAGGGACGTTTCCGTGGTTCACTGCTTGGTTCGTGTCATCGCCAACAAATGCTTTCTTATCGTGGCTACATCGGTGAGGACGCAAAGACGACAAGCAGGGAGATCATGCGTGACGGAACGTACCGTCACTACTTCTGGCAAGAAGTTGGACTGTCCGCAGGGTTCCTCCTTGAAATTGAGCATTACGTCACGTATGAACCGTGGCATTTTGGAGGACAACTAGACGGTCTCATGTCACCTGTTGAAGAGTTCGGTGGTGTCGGCGGTTTTGAGTTAAAGACCACGAACGAGGCGACATACGCTCAAGTTCTTTCAAACAAGAAACCGCTTGAAAAACACCTCAAACAGATCGGCGCGTACTGCGAAGCCGCGAACCTTGACTGGTTCTCCGTCGTGTATGAGAGCCGTTCATACAAAGTTGATTGGGTTGAATACGTCGTCTTCTATGACGATGAGCTTAAAGCGCTTACTCGGAACAACATTGAAGCGTTGCTTGATTATGAGCGCCATGAACTCTTGCCACCCATGCTGCCTGGTTACCCCAGCATCAAAGAGTGCAAGAGCTGGTGTTCTTTCGACAAGATCTGCCCACACGCAAAATTCTAAGGAGTGACGTGTCAATAACAACCACGATCGATACAGACGGTGAAGTCCTCGGCATACACCACGACACCGTTCAAGGGCTGCTTGATTTCGTTAACGCGTTCACGCTCTCCCTCAGTTCCAATCCCTTAGCAGGCACAGAGTTAGACATCACGTGTCGCATTACTATCAGCAACAAAGGAGCAGATGGTGGACTCGACACTTCGAGCCCAAGTGTTCTTTCGTAGCCAAGCGCGCTGTGAACGATGTGGAACCGCCATCACGTACGACAACATGGCTGTACATCACCGCAAACTACGTAGCCAAGGCGGAGATGACACGACAACCAATCTGGTGTGTTTAGACCACGCGTGTCACAACCTTGGAACAAACAGTGTTCACCTGAAACCAGGTCACGCCGCAAAGTACGGGTGGATCGTTCGATCTTTTGAAGATCCAACTGCTAAGCCAGTGTTCTTGCACGGTCGTCGACCTGTATTACTCGCGTCGGATGGAACGTACACCAACGTTGAGTATTGCTTTAACTGCCAAACATTTGAGATCCCATGTGTGTGCATGAGAGAGGATGCATCGTGAGTGAACGACCGTTGACCCTCATCGATATTGAGGCTCGTTTGTATGAACTGTCTTTGGAGTTGGACCTGGCGACTATTGAGTGCGCGGATCATGAGTATGCGTTTCATCTCGCTGAGGCGAAACTTGAAGTCGCTAAAGCTAGATCCTTCCTGTCTATCGATCCGACTGACAGGAAAATCACTGTGGATGAGAAGAAGGCAAAGACTATTTCGGAAACGTCTGATCTGATCATCGCTCATGCGGAAAGTAAGGCACGGATCATGGCAAGCAGGCGTAACTGTGAACGGTTGCGCGTGCAGATCGATATTGCTCGATCACAAGGATCGTTAATCAAATCATCCATGGACTTGTCGTGAGAGGGGAGGCGATCTACGCCATCACCGAAGGGGAGACGCTGACTATCACGATAGATAGTTTGAAGACGGACGCCCGCGTCGTTGTCACTATTCACGGAAACGTTGACGAACACGTGGAGCGGATGATTAAGGAGATGCCTGACGTAATCGGGAACGCACTTGATCGAATGGGGTATTAGCCAGCGCCGCTCCAGCGCCGCCAGCAGTTACGTCCATGTGATCCCTGCTAACTGTAGACACGATTTCTTGCATCATAAGCATTCATGCTGTCTATGAATGTAACGTGATACAACTGGGTGATACTTTAATCGTTGTTTGACACGGAAGAGGTCACAGGTTCGATTCCTGTATCGCCCACTGTAAGACCGCAGGTCAGAGGCCCTTTCAGACTCCACGCTGAAGGGCCTCTGACATCTCCAGCGCCGCTCCAGCGCCGCGAGTTAATGTTCTAGCGTAGAAGGCATCGTTCCAATAGGATTCAACGCCTTCCACGCGTTCTCCACCGCTGAATGAGCACCAGGCGCTAAATGCGCATAACGATTCGTCATCGTCGGTGTTGAATGGCCCAACAGACGCTGAACTTCCATCAAAGGAACCCCAGCCTGCACTAACCATGATGCAGCTGTGTGACGCAACGAATGAGGCGTGTAATCAGGAATAACCAACGCAGACTTGTTCTTCTTAGCAGTCACGTTGGCTCGTTCAATCGCCTCGCTGAACGTTCGACGCCAATTAGGACCATTCAATGGCTTACCCGTGCGAGGTGTCACGAACAATAAATCTTCAGGTTTCTTCCCCATCGCAAACGGAGACAACGCATCCACCACATGCGAGGGAACAGGTACGTCACGGCGGGACGCACTGGACTTTGGATAATCCTTAATCCGAGATCCTTGTGTGACCACTTGATTGACAGAAATGTACCGACGCAACCAATCAACGTCTTGAACACGCAACCCGGCACACTCACCCCAACGCAAACCAACCCACGCCATGAGCAACGTCATCGCCTTATCGCGTTCACTTAACTCAACAAGGATCGCCTCAACTTGTTCACGGTTAAACCATTCAACGCTTGTCTTCTGTACCTTAGGTGACGAAACCTGCTCGGCGGGATTGGACGGTATCAACTCGTCTGAGACTGCAAGTTTCATTGACGTGCGAAACAAGTTAAACGCACGCACCTGAGCAGACAAGCCCACTTCATCTTTCTGCATCCGAGCAGTCCACGCTTTAACCGTGGAAGGCTTGATGTTTTTCAGATCAAACGAATCAAAGAACGGAGCGATATGCGTGCTCATGATCGCCTTATCCCCGCGTAAGGTTTCGGGCTCGACGGTTCGAATACTCATGAAGTACTCACGCCACGTCTTATACGTGTGAGTAGTGATCTCATGTGGTTCGACGTACTCGCCCCGAGCGATTTCGCTTTCCTTCTCTTTCGCCCAGTCAACAATCGTCCCTTTAAGGGTTGCCGATTTTGTCAGTTTCTTACCGTTCGGTAAGCGGACGTAGCCTTGCCATTTGCCAGACTCTAAGCGACGGATGTACGCCATCAGTCCACCCTGCTCTGGTTTATGTATGCGTCAAACGCAGCTTGTGCGATTCCTTTTGCGCGATCAACGATGTCAGATGCGACGTCATCGGCGACAAGCAACGTGACCTCTTTTATGGTGACGTTGCTTTGGTTGATCATTCGGTCGATGGTTCCTGCGGGCCAATTGAGGCCGATTTCAAGGGTGACGAGCGTGTTGCGATCGACTGACCTGGGTGTTCCGGATTCCAGCCCAGTGATGGTTCTGTAATCCAATCCTGTTTCGCGTGCGAGTGAGCGAGCGGATCGGTATCCCATGGAGATGCGTCGATGTGCTAGTTCACCAGCTAGTTTTCCGGCTTGCTCATTGTCTAGTTCGACGGTTCCGCGTGACATGTGAGCTCCAAAGCTATTTAGCGTTAAATTGCGGCGCAACGTGCGTGTATGTATGCACTATTGCCCGTCTCGGAACGTTCACGCAACCGAAAAGAGGTCAATCATGATCATCTTTTGGTCACGATTACATAACGAACAGTTGAAACGAGACACAATGTCACACAACGTGACACATTCATGGACACTGTGCTACAAAAATGCCATGGACACCTACTACACCCCGTTAGAGGTAGCGGAACTACTCAAATGTAGCCGTGCCTACGTTTACCAACTTGTCGCACGAGGGAGGTTACAGGGAATCAACATCGGCACAACAGGACAGCACCGAGCGTCCATACGTATCACCAAGACGTCCGTGGACCAGTTCGTATCCAAAGCAACCATATGAATGGACAAACGTGCCTAAAAAACTCACACCAAAACAAGCAGCTGTACTCATGCTCAGCGGAACGTTTTTCCTAGCACTAGCACTTGAACTACTCGATGACAATTCCGTCACAACCGGACAGTGGACCAAGTTCATCAACGATCACACCGAACTCAACCGCCCGTAACCACACGAAACGAAAGGCAGTGCAATGAGCGACGAAGTCAATTCAGGAATGTTCGTCAACCAACCAGCATGGCATGGCAAAGGGAAACTGCTCTTTGATTGGCCAGGATCATGGGAACTAGCAGCCAAAGAAGCCGGCATCGACTGGGACCTAGACGTACTCCCCGTTTATGATGCACGGCCTGCAAACCCAGATGGCACACTCAACTTGGAAGAAATTCCGGGTTATAAGTCCATTCGACGCAGCGACAACCACGACCTTCTCAGTGTCATGCCTGACACGTATCACCCCATCACTAATCGTGATTTCGGTGACGTGATTGAAATGGTCATGTCTGGCGCAACAGGGCACGCACCAAAGTTCGATGCACTTGTTAGTTTGCGCGGAGGTCGTGTCATCGCTGCAACAATGATCACTGGCGTCGGCCGCGTACCAGGCGACCCATCCCCTATCGCACAATACGTCGTGTTCTACACCAGTCATGACGGTTCCTATGCGTTCCGTTGCGGGCCTAACAGTGTCCGTGTCGTATGTGCCAATACACAACGAGCGGCCGACGAAGAATTTCGTCGAACAGGCATGGACTCCAAGTTCAAACACACTGCTAACTGGAAAGACCGCGTCGACCTTGTACGCGACAACATCACAATGGCCGTCGGTTCACATGACGTGTTCATGGCTATGGCATGCGATCTTGCCGTATCACGCATCGGTGACACTCAGGTTGAGGAGTTTGTGGACCGGTGGATTCCTTACTCAACGGATATGACCGAACGGCAAATGGCAAACGTGATGGAACGCCGTTCCCGTTTCTGGAGTATCTATCGCGGTGTTGATGGTGAGATCACGATGGAAGGCATTCGCGACACGAAATGGGGCGTGTACCAAGCAGCCATTGAATTACGTGACCATTATTCAGAATCACGTAAAGACGATGCGCTTATCAGTCGTATCTTGCTGCGGGGCGATGAGGCTAAGCCGCGTGCCCTAAAGATCCTCGCTTCTTTGTGAGATTGCGATGACGGACCAGTTGTTCTACAACGCGCGGAAAACAGATCCTTTCACCTCTCACGCAGCAGCAGCACAAACCAACGCTAAAACTGCAATGACATCAACGTTGCTCCGGGCGTTCTTAAAAGCAGGTGAGCGTGGCTTAACTGCTGAACAAGCAGCTGTGGAATGCCAATACGTCAAGGAACAAGCGTATAAGCGTGTGTCCGATCTACTGCGCCTTGAACACATCGAACACAACGGAGAAAGTCGACGTGGATCATCCGGACGATTACAACTAGTTCACGTCATCACACCGTCAGGTAAGCAAGAAATTTTCAACGAATGGGAACGGAAATGGGGATGATCCTCATCCGACCAGTAACCAGGAGAACACATGTCTCTTAGATCATCCATCTATGTTCGTGAGGACATAGACCCGACGATTGCCGATGAAGCACTCAGTCTCGTCAATCACGACAACATTCGAACTCTCTCAGACCATCCCAGTGACTATCACACGCGTATCGCAGAAGTGTGGAGTGCGTTGTTCGCATGGCACGTCAAACCTGAAGACATTTCGATTGCGTTGATCGCACTCAAACTTGTCGCTGAAACAAACGAACACACACGAGACAACATCGTTGGCATCGTTCAGTACGCGTTGTGTTTAGACGCTGTAGCTCGTACAGAGAAGAACATTGAAACGCTATGGAACGAAAGCAAGGTCACAACAGCACCAACAGTGACTAAAGATGCGCGAATGCGATCTGAACACGCCATCAACACACATCACAGAGCATAAATACGCATTGTGATACAATTAAGCGACATGTGAATACCGATAGCCCCGGTTCCCTAAGCGTTAACAGGGGTGAGTTGCGTATTACTTGTCGCCGCCCTTTCGGCGTGTGTGGGTAAAACCCCAGCAGCTCCCCCTGGCTGCTGGGGTTTTCCCTTTTCTACAACACAGACAAGGACTCAAATGTTCATCACAAACTTACTTATGGCAGCAACACTCACACTTTCACCCGTTCAAGCACCAACGCATACACCAATTCATGCCACGTCCGTTTCAACGCAGCGTTCATGGAATTCAACGATGAGCGTATGGTCGCATTACCCAAAGTGGGTGCACACATTCGGATTGTGCGTAGCGCATCATGAATCATGGAACGCCGGATTATGGACTGCGCTGAACCAGTGGTCCGGCTCAGGCGCGTCTGGAGCGTTTCAGTACCTTGACTCAACATGGCGTGTTCACGCTCAACGAGCCCACATCGGCACTCAGTACCGTAAAGCGATGTACGCCCCAGCCAAAGTACAGGTCGCTGTATTTGCGTACAACGTGTACTACAAACATGCGCAACGGGCGTGGTGGGGCACTCACTGTGGCTACGGAACTTAAGAGAAACACTCGAATATAACGCGCATCATTGGTTATGATTCCGCTTAATGGGACAATAATAAGCGTCAACACACGTTTAAGAAGGGTCACCGTGAGCGGAAAAGGTATGTCAAACGTGGGGCGCGCCGTATCAGCAGTAGTAGGTACGACTGTTGGTTTCGGCGCGCTCCTGTCCTACAACTTAATGCACTCAGCGTTAGCTGATCCGTCAGCACCATTACCACCAGACACAAATCTGGACACTCCCGTTCAGGTAGAAGCCTCAGCGGGGACTTGGGCGTACGCGAGGTCGCCCCAACTGTCGCTCACAACCAGTGTTTCACCCGTCACGGTGACGCCGGGGTCAAAGATTACGTATTCGTATACGGTTTCTAACCTCTCGTCCGACACGTCGTTTACTAACGTGAACGTGACGGATGACAAGTGCTCGAATGTTGTTTTCCAGACCGGTGATACGAATTCTGACAAGCAGCTCAGCGTTGGTGAATCGTGGAAGTACACGTGTACAACCACGATTCTTAAGGACCAGCAGAATAATGCGAAGGTAACAGCTAAGGCCGTTGTTAATCCGGCTGCAACCGTCACACCCACTCCATCACCTGTTGTAACGTCCACGCCCACTCCTACACCGTCTGTAACGCAGAAAACTGTCGTTGACGGAACGTACGCAGGATCTGTGCAAACAGTTTTCATTCCTGATGCGAACGAAACCTATTCAGTTCAAGTTGGAGCAACGATCACAGGCGGCAAGATCACGGCGATCACATTTGCGACGCCGCTTGCACCTACGGACTCCACAAGTAAAAACATTCTTAAGTACAACGTTGCAACGATGGCCGGGCTCAACAATGATCCGACCAATCCAACGATGATCTACGAGGCCATCGTTGGTAACACAGCAAACATTGCTGCTATTTCAGGTGCGACATACACATCCACCGGTTTTTCTAAATCACTCGCATCCGCACTCACGATGGCAGGTTACTAAAATGGTGTACACGCTCGGTCGGAACGTTAACCACGATCCACGATCATTCAACTACGCGTACGACACGACAGGTACGCAGGTAACGTCTGTGCGTTGGAAGCGTGAAGTACCAGTATTTGACCAAGGCAACCTTGGCTCGTGCACTGGTAATGCTGGTATCGGCTGCCTGTCCACTGATCCGTTCTACGCAACACTTCCCACTGGTACGAAACTAGATGAAGCAGCTGCTGTTGATTTGTATTCCGCAGCAACTGTCATTGACAGCGCACCAGGACAATATCCACCTGATGACACTGGATCGGATGGTTTAAGTATCGCGAAGGTGCTGAAGTCGCGCGGTCTGATTAGTGGTTATCAGCACACGTTCACGTTCACGGATTGCCTTAAAGCTCTGACGAATCAGCCAGTCATCATTGGAACGGTTTGGTATGACTCGTTCTTTAACCCGTCAACCAATGGTGAGATTTCGATTGATCCGGGTTCAACGGTTCAAGGTGGTCACGAGTACGTGCTTGATGAGATTGATACGGCGAACGGTCGTGTTGGTTTCACTAACTCATGGGGCTCATCGTGGGGTATTAATGGTCGTGGCTACATGTCGTATGCAACCTTGCAACGATTACTGGCCGAACAAGGTGACGTAACCGTTTTTGTTCCTGTTACGAAACCAGCGCCTACGCCAGTTCCCACCCCACCTGCTCCTACACCGTCACCTGTTGACGATGTGGACGCGTCGTTGTGGCTGGATTTGAAGTCATGGGCGAAAGCACCACATTGGGGTGCTAATCGGCTTGCTGCTGCTCATGTTCTTGATTGGGCGCGTAAGCGTGGATTGATGTAGGCGTCCCGTGTGCTGGAAAGGGTGGCAGTAACCCACCCCTTGCTACTGTCACCCTTTCCTTACACAAACGCCGAAATCACTACTCCCAGTAACAAAAATCGTTGACATAATTACACAGAGTCACGTATACTAAAGGTAAGTGAAAAGGACGCACTGTGCTCACTTTCCACCCAGATTCACACACGAAGACGAACCCAGAGTGGTTCCGAGGTGCGAATCGTCAGTAAGAAAACCAAGTTCCAACCAAACAGGTTGGGACTTTTTTTATTGCCCGTAACCACACAAAGGAGCAAACAATGAACCGCCGACCCATCCGGCTCACAGATCGAGGCGTCACAGTTCTCGCCTGGGTACTCACGCCAACTGTCATCGCCGCGATCTCGTTCATCGACGGCCTCACCTACCCGCACTAGGAGAGCAGCATGGCCGAGTACAAAGTCAAAGAATATCTAGCTCTCTACTCGTCGATTGATGAAGCAAAAATCAATCACGACTGGGACTGCGAGAAACACCGCAGCATCTTCCCCATACCAGTCACCAAAGAACACATCCTTGACTGCGACTGCGCACGTCAGTTGCTCGAACTCATCAAATAAACCGCCCGTAACCACACGAAGGAGCAAACATCATGTCAGAACAAGAATGGGACATCACGCACTACCTCACGCCCCGTGAACTCAACACAGCATCAGTGTTTATCTCTGATGATTCGTTCATGCTCGCGTGCCCCAGCTGCGGTAGCAACGAACTATTGCTTTTTGCACCAATAAAGTATGTGTCCGCTTCGCACGTTGCAGACATGATGCGAGCACAAGAGAAACCCGAGTCAGCGTTAACACGTTTCTGGCATTGGTTCTTCCCTAAGCCAGCGAAGCCGGCACGTCTTCCGTATGGGTACGTTTCGTTCAGAACGAAAGAAATGACACTTGAGTGTGTTGGTTGCGATGACGTGATCACCGTTCCTGACGAGTACGTGAAGTTCATGTCGTTCTTGTCAGTAGGTGACATCTATGTCGGTTAAACACGAACACAGTGAAGACAGTCTCGCGTTCGGCAAGTACTACGTCATCGTCGCGGCATACCCCAAAGACGAGCGGTATTTGCTCGGAACATTGTGGATCAGAGAAATCCACAACATCGAAGGTGTCATATCTAAGAAAGCCCCCGGCCTTCCACACTTCGTTGTCATCGACTCACTTGGGTTTGATGGTTGCAACCCTCCAGTCATGATTGAACTTGGTGACGACCCATATAGTTCTAAAGGCATCAGAGCGTTTTGCTCAGACAAGGCGAGTGCTATGGACGTTCGTAGTGCACTAGGGTTCGCTGCCGTTGTGTATATGCATGCCATGTCTTTTGGCTCGGAGTGTTGACCGAAAACCCTTGCAGCAGAAGCACTTTCAGATGTATAATTAATACATCAGCACGAAACACCTCCTGCTCAAAATTAAGACCTCATCCCGCAGCACGTTAGGGATATAAGACGTAACACTGAGCAAGAAACCTCGTGCAAGACCTAACCCCCTTACCAATCAGGTAGGGGGTTTTTCATAATGCGTCGCTGTGCTGCGTGAAAGCTGTCTGCATTTCACAGTCAAGGACGCTCACGATACGCGCCTCCTTTCTAGCGTTAGGCGTACCTGCGCAACACAGCATCCCCATAAGACAGGGCACTCGTCACCTTGGCCCAGGCGAGTGCCCTGTCTTTACACACGCCCCCCGATTGCACAAGCCACACCAACATTCTTGGTGTGGCTTGTGGAGTTTTGGGACATCCACCTCCGCCCACACAAACAGGAAGGGACATCATGTCCATCACGTTCACGCTCGCACGCCCGCAACTGTCAACCATCCTCAACAAGGCAAACACGGTGGTTAAGTCCACGGCCGGAGACATCGCAGCTGACGCTCACCGCGTACCCACGTTCGTTAAGGCACGTACCAGTCAAGTTGATTCGTTCGCACGATCAACCTCAGGGCGAATCTTGTTGCTCGGCGTACTATCCGACAAAAACCTCATCAACAGTGGTCTGAAGAAAGTTGAAGCAGGTGCGCGGTTCGTTGGCCGTAACACGCGCAAAGCCGCTCACGCGCCAAACAACAAACTTGAAGACATGTGGGTGCGTCACAATGATGAACAAGTCGCCTGCGGTCAGAAGACAGAAGAACAAGCTATCAACGATGATGAAAGATTCGTTGCATTCTTCCGCGGCTACGAAAGCGGCGTGAACGCGATCGGTGACACTGTTGAGAACGCGTTCTGGCGGTTATCCGCAGCAACCCGCGCGGACAGTACCCTTCGCTGGACCTCAAACGCCGCCTACGCTGGTTACTTACTACAAATCGGTAAGTACACGCCCTACGTGAACCGCGTGTGCGGTCCCGTCATCAGCGTCGCGTGCAAGATCCCAGTTTACGGAAAGACCGTCAGGCAACTCTCCGGAACAGGCTACGCACCACTCGCCGTCGTAGCCACCATCTTCCTCGCGTTCACCGCATACAATTTGCTTTCTGATTCGTCATGGGCACGCGGAGCACGCGACTTCAAGGCTTCTGCTGAAGACACGACAGTGAACATCGTTGTCAAGAAGAACGCGAACAAGACGAGCGATTTCAAGGTATCGGCTAATGGTGTTACTGAGCAGGTTGCCGAGGACGCTGTTGATCCGTTGCGCGTTGAGGCCGACAAGATCATGGACGAGGTGAAAAAGGTCCACGGTTCATCAGCGAACAAGTCTCGTGCAAAGCGTTCCAACCGGTGAACCCGTGGTATCGCAGCCGTGACGTGATCAACCTTCTTCCTGACAGTGGTATGAATGCGCACCTGACGTCCCCTGGGGCGTCAGGATACGCATTACTACCTGCCTTGTACGAGACTGAAGAAAAAGGTTACTCCTTTTACGTCACTGTCGGTCATGGCGATGATCGATATTATTTTAACGAAGTATGGTTCGCACCAGCTGTTGTTCGCTGGTGGTCCGTGTTCGATGAAAATGGTCAGTTATACGCTTGGGCGCGGGAAGATTTAGACCATGCGGAAGCGGAAGGCCGTCAGGTTGCGGGACCGCCCGTGGCAATACGCGGAAAATCAGCATGGTTCGGCTCGCATGGTTACACGGTGGAAACCCCACAACTTGTGAACATGGTTTACCCAAATCAGTCCATTGCACACGAGTCAAGTTGTTGCGAAACGATGGACGATTTAACGTCATACGCTCCAACATACCTACTGACACCGTTATCTGACGATGCAGCAACATCCATTTCATCACTCATCAGTTACGCGAACCGTGTCAACCGATCACCGTGGACGCTCAACGTCAATGAAGAAACATGGAATGGTTGGATCGCCGACGAGTCAGAAGAAAACATCGGAACAGAGCGGGCTGCTTGTCATTGTCCGCCTGAGACGCGTGAAGAAAAACAAAAAATACGCATTAGTCGTGACGAGAGTTGCGACATCGTTGTTTTAAACACACAAGCGTCATGTCAATTCACAGGCGAGTGCCCATGCGACTGGCCTGTTCACACAGCGACGTGTGAATGTGGTAGCGACGATCGACGGTTCTTTTTGGACTATATGGCTCTAAGAGATGCTATCTACGACGGCATGTTCACAGTCCCCGACCATATCTTAGAGTCCGACTACCACTACGTGTGGGACTACGCAGTGCACCGCTACCTCAACGGTCTACAAGACCTCTACAACCTGTCACACAACGATGAATTGATTAAGGTGGACGATCAGGCATGGTATTTCTCATTATGGCAACAGCAATCGCCCTATCGGGATTTGCATACGCTACAACAGCATCTGCTGAAACAATCAGAACTTTTGACCAGTTCTCGCAAGCAGCAGGAATTCTCACGCGTGTCTTGACACTGTTCGATAGCATCCGGCTCGTCGCAGCCTGGTTCAACAGTGGCCAACCAGGACACGGTCCGTTGACCGTTCCAAGTCCAGCTGCTTCACAGTTCTCAACGAAGCCAGCATCACAACCGTCTCGATTAGTTCCTAATCGGATGGATGTAACCGATCCGTCAACGTTCGTCAACGGTATCGGTATTTAGTCTTGCCTGTCCCTCAACCTGTTGAGCCCCTGTCATGCCCTTCGTGGGCGTGGCAGGGGCTTCTGGTTCTTTTTTGCGTTTCAGGAGACGCGTTAAACAGGAATATCGGTACAGATATTCCTGTTTACGGCGTGTAGCAGGCTGCTACACGTGAGCTTTTTGGAGGCTCGCGGATGAGCTTTTTGGATGGTCGTTAAGCACGCCAAAACGCTACTGAAAGGTAGTTTTACCGACCATTTTCAACTACTGCGATAGTTACATGCTCACAGAAGCATACGTAAGGTTCCGTGCGTACCTTACACATGGACACGTTTGAACGTGACAAACGGTCAACCGTACAGTCCACACGCCATGAACACTACACATCACATGTGTTCATATCAGCACAACGAATCAGATGCCGCTGATGTGCTGATATTTGCACATGTTTCTGTACGTTTCGTACAACAAAAAGTACAGTTCAGATTTGGCAAAAAATACACGAATCATACGCACGATCATGCACAGAACGCTACGAACGAATCGAACGACCCGTATCAACGTGCTGTTCAAAGCGACCACGCAAATCAGCGACCTCAACCGCTAACGCTTGAGTTTTCTCATCAACACGTTCAACAGTATCTGAGATGCGGTTGATCGCTTCACGCATACCACCACTGTTACCACTGAACTCTTTACGCAAATCAGACTTAAAACCAGCGATCTCTTTCAGGATCTGGTCACGTTCCATGTCACCGACAAGGAGACGCTTCTCCAACTCGTTGTCACGACTATCTAACGCTTTTCGTATCCGATATAACCCGAAGATCAAAGCTGCTGCGACAGATAAGATCTGTGCCCATTCTGAGAAGAGAGCAATAGTGTCGGGTGTCATCGTATCCTCGTAAAGAAGCGTCTTTACACAATGATCCCGCGTCCACGTCTCACACGGTAGACGGCTTATCCACTTTCTGAGACTCACCCTTGACAGGTACTTCTAACTCAGCGATCTTGTCTTGCGCGACGAGAAGTAACGCTGAAAGTTCAGCGTTCACAGCCATCACCTGGGCTAGCTGCTGACGTGTACTAGCAAGGATGTACTCATCAACTTTTGCTTGGTCGCTCACTTTTTACTCCTTGTTTGGCGGGTTTCTAAGGTAGACAAACGCGTATCCACGTCTTGGATGGCAGCAACGATAGGTGCAATGAATTCTGTATACGAAAGTGACTGATGGCTCTGATCGTCGTCAGCGCCTTGATTCCAGCCAAACCAGTCTTGGTGATTTTCATCAAGTAATTTTTTGACGTCTTGGGCAATGAACCCCGTATGCATACGGTCGTTGGGAGTGTCAGTCCACGTATACGCGACAGGGCGTAGTTTTCGGACAAAATCAATTCCAAGACCAACGCTATGAGTTGAGCCGTGTAGCGTTTTAAGAGTTGCATCTGAGGTTTGTATCGTCCCATTGACGGCGTATACAGCAGTCCATTTGTTCGCCGATCTACCAAGGTTTGAGCCGTTGTTGGCCTCTGGATAGAAGTCTGTTGCAGCGTTAATTGCAACACCAAGTGTGTTTGCGTGTGGGCGCAAAATAACGCTTCCGTTATAACCCGCACCGATGAACGTTGTCGCTGAGTTGATGTCTTGCATCATGAGGTAGTACCCGTACGAGTTCATGATGCCTGTGTAGTTATCGCTACGTTTAATTTCTGCCGCAGGACCAGCTGCTGCTGTGTTTGGAGATGTAAAGCCGGATCGCATCCACGGACCGAAATACCACGCTTGCAAGCCTTGTGTTGTTTGAAGTTTGATGTAAGGACTTGCTGCCCAAACTTGATCACCGTTTGTTGTGCCGGGGTTAGCTTCACTGGCGGTCAGATATAGATTTCCGCTGCCTTCTCCGGTAAGGGTTATGGCTGCTTGAGTTGTAAGACTAGATGCAGGCGATCTTAAAATTGTTTTAAGTGTAGATGGGTTTGGCGCGGCCGTAGCTGTTACTGATGAAAATATGAGAGAGCCACTGTATTGTTCAAACGATGCGTTGGTGATGCCATTAATCAGCAACGTATTTGCGTTCGGGCCAGACGAACCGTCCATTTCAATACGAGCACCGGACGATGACCAACCGTTGATCGCATCGTATACAAGCGTTGAGCCGGTGGTAAAAAATGAACCGGCGATGGCACTACCAGTAATTTTTGTACCGTTGATGTTTCCGGACGCGAAATCGCCGCCTGTAATCGTTGACTTCGTTGTGCTGATATCAAAAATGGATGAGTTCGACGCGTTATACGCAGTCAACCCAAGCGGAGTGATCTCAACACGTGCTCCAGGACTCGCACCAGTGACAATCTTGCCACCAACAACCGTGCTCGTACCCTCAACCGTGCCACCCTTGATCTTCCCGTTAAAACTAGCGTTACCAGCAGAATCAATCTGAAACGTCGGCTGATTACTAGCGTCATATGCGGTCATACCAACGGTATTTAAAACAATACGCGCACCAGTCAAACTACCTGACGTGTTCAGAACAAGATTCCCTGCCGTATCAAGCCTGAACGTTTGACCCGTCGCGTTATAAGCACGAATACCATCAGCATCAAAAATGACACGCTGCCCAAAATCATCCTGCAACCCAGTAACCGTGCCCTGAGTCGCCTGCGACGAAGGTTGTGCAACAAGCGGAGTTGTCGTCGTGAACGACGATTGACCACCGGACGGAGTACCAATCGAACCAACAAGTAGTTCAATGTTGTTCGCAGTAGTGGACGAACCACTGATCGTGACTGTCTGACCAGACGTAAAATAGTGCGTTCCAGTAACCGTCACAGTCCACGGAGATGATGTTCCATCGATCTTCACGATCGCATAAGAACCAGACGTCAACGCTCGGATCGAACCACCCGTAGAAATACGGTTAATGGCTGTGAAGTTGCCAGCAGTTAACTTACCGACACTTAAATCAGCGATCTGTGCGCCAGCGATACTATTCAAACCAATATCAGTTGACGGTAACGACGATACGGTAGCTGCGACTGGCGTAGACGCAACCGATGGCTGTAACACGGCATCGTATGAAATAAGCGTTAAGTAATAAGTAGACCCGTTCGTCAGCAGGTTCCCGGAACCGTCACGTAACACGAGATACGATCCAGCGCGAACAAGCCGGCCAACTTTCGTCGCGGCCGTCGGCGTAAACGCCGATGACGTACCAATATGAATATCGGTGTACACGTAATCATTTGGTTGCGGAGCTGTTGACGCACCCGAAACAATGTTCCCGTCCCATGCAACAAGGATTCCACCAAGTTTTGAGACAAGCGTCGGGGATGTTGGTTGCCCTGGAGCAACTGGATCAATATACGTTGATGCGCTTGACGTGACAGTCCAACCGGAAGGATTGTTGTACTTGTCTAACACCATTGCTTGGACGGAGATCGTTGTCGCTGGTTTCACGTTGTAGAACGTGATCACGTTAGATCCAACGAGCGATTGGACGACGGTCCATGCTGACGGGTTAGTCGCCGATGACGTACCAGCAGCAGTCGTCAAATTTTTATCCTCATACCTCCAACGAATCGCATAAAACGACGTACCGTAATACGCAGTCCCATCCATGTTTGTCGTCGGATCAGTAATCGTTACCGTGACAGATGTCGCAGCGTTAATCTGATCCGTCACAAAATATGCGGTTGACGTGATCGACGCGATCGTTGGAGCGTTTGGCGTCACAACAGGTGACGTAGCAGACGATGGAACAGTGATCGTCCACGTCCCCGTGCCAGAATTATAAACAGGGACGCCACCGTTGACTGGTGTCGCTGAGCCCAAGCCAATCAAATCCGAAACACTGTGCTTATGCACAGGGACCGTGGATGCTGCTGGTGGGATGATCCGCCCACCCGTATTCTGCGTAACCATCAGGTCAACTCACGTGGCTGACTTGCGGACTGCAACGCGTTAATGTACTCCGCTGACGTACCCGCAACAATCACCGTATGAGACGTACCAGACTGCACTTGAATATTATCCAAACCAAGCAATTTCGAACGCTGACCACTGATCTTCAACACCAACTCAGCGGAACGAACATCACCCGTGACAGCAGCTGACCAATACGCGCTCTGCAACGCGTCCAAACGAGACACTTCCATCGTCAACAATTGACGTTTCAACGCCTCATCAACCATCGCAGCCGCAACAGACATGGCCTCATCAACACGGAGCATCGCTTGACGTTCCGAAATTTTCAAACGCTCAGCGATATCCCACCATGACATACCCTGCTGGCGTAACTCATACGCTTCACGAGCCTGCTTACCCTGCTCTTCGAGCACGTCAGCAGCCTTCTTCGCCTTAGCGACGCGTCCTGTACTGGTCATCGTTTCCTCCGACGCGGCACATAAAACCAGCCCTCATCAAACGCTTCCATCGCAGCCATTAACGACCCGCCATGCTGAATAACAGCTGTGCGACGCTCATGACCTAAATAACCGCCACGCATACCATTGGACTCTTTTTTGATCAGCGCGTCGACGAGACAATCTCGTCGAACAGGGCACGAAGCACACACCATCCGTCCAGCTCGTGCTTGAACGTTTGTCATAGGGAACTCGTCAGAACCAAAAAACAATTCCAGTGGCATGCCTTTGCAGGCAGCGTCATCTTCCCACTCAAACGTTGTTTTCAAAGTGACCTGTTGCGTGTTGATCATGCGAGCCTGGTCACTCTGAAAATGAAACGAAAGTCCGTTCGCTTTGGTTCAGGCTCGGTGATAATCGGCCACACACGTTCCACATACTCTTGCGTATCGTCTGGTACAACACCTGCGTCAACAAGAGCGTCAACAATAGGTTTCATTGCCGCGACAAGATTGTCGGGGTCTCTGCGACGGTTCTGAGCAGGAATGTAGATCAGTTCTGCTTTCACGCGTGTGCACGCTGGCACATCAGCAGCAAGCAGACCCTCTTTTGCAGCCTTACGCCACAACGCAACAGTTTTCGCTTTCACCATGTGATGCATGCGATCGTTCAAGCTTAATGCTCGCGTAAAAGGTAAAACGATCTCCCATTGATCATTCGTCTGGCTCATCAGTACCACACACGTCATAAACATCGTTGCTCGTTAACATGCGATACACGCACAACGCGCCTAACCCGATGACATAAAACATGCCCAAGACACCGATACCCAGAAGAATGCTCATCCGAGTGCCGTAAACTCGTGCTTCTTAGCCAACACGGCTAGTGACTTAACACCAGGAATACCATTCGCATCCTTACCGGCATACTTCAGTGATCTCTGCCATGCGGCATACGCAGACTGAGTAAGACCACCAAAAATCCCGTCAATCGGACCGGTATACAAGTTCTCTTCCTTCAACCAATGCTGAAGGATCGATACAGATCCGTTGTGCTTACCCGGTACAAGATTAGATGCACGAATGTACTGAGCCCTCGACACAACCGGTGATGGTTTCAGAACTGAAATCACCTTCGACGCAACGCTACGCGTACCATTCGGCTTAATACCGAGACGCTTAATCACGTTCGCAACATCATCTAGTGTGCAATCACGACCCTGAGCCCCTGGGGACCAGCTTTGGATGAGCTCGAGATGCATTTCGTCTTCCGCTCGCCCCGGAGACCAATCCCCTCCCCATCCAAAAACTCGCTTGCCTTTGGTGGTAACGAACATGTCAAGGATTTTGTGCATCTCTGCATGCTTAGATGCAGGCAAGTGTGTGCCATGATCGGCCAGTAAAACGTCATAGCGAAAATCGCACGCGGTCGCGGACGAATGGTTGCTCCAGTTATTGCTGAGTCGCGCCATACGGTATTCGTAACCATCAAGCGGACCAGGGTTTAACGGGATGATGCGCTTGTTAATTTCAGCTAGCGCGCACGCAAACAACGGTGCTGCTTCCTTACGAACCTGAACCTTCTTCTTCGTGCCAGGAACAAGAATGGTGACAAGTCGTGAATCGGTGCTGTGTGGGATGACTGGCCATCCGTTAAGTGATGTTGCCATCACGCGCCAGCTTCTACACTCGGCGTTTCAGTAGGCTCGTCGACAACAGCGGTGGATGAGCCTACGCCGTATTGAACGGTAAGCGGAGTGATCCACAGGCCCAAGACCGTGATGAGAGCTCCGAGCACTGGGTAAACGGCGGGTGCGATTCCCCACGTGGTGTAGTTAGCGGCAGCGTACGAAATGAATGCTGCTGCCAGACCGATGAGTGCGTGACGGACCGGTGCTGGGATGCGATCAAGGATGCCCACGGTGTGACCTTTCGAAAACAGAAAACAGGTTTACTGTTTAAGAATACCGCGTCTTGTAAGTGTATGGACAGCAACATGTTTCGTCACTTTCTTACATGTTGTAATGCCGCACAACATACCTGTTTATTTACGAACGGTGGTTACATGCCTGATAGTTCTTTTCGGAACATGCGACCCAAAAAGTAGGTGTTCGCCGCAACATCCGCATCGCAGTACACCATGATGTACGCGTACGGATTAGCCGTTGATGCTTGCTGCGCGAATGTTTTCTGAGGATCAATTTTTGTCGTCCCTGTCCAATCCCACGAAAACCCAGCCTCATCCACCAACAACCCTGTCGGCTTATCACTTGGTTTCGCTGACGAACCCGGCCAATACCCAGCTTTCTCGTAATACGACCCGTAACCAATCATGAACTGATCAGACGTCGCAGGTAAATCTTGTTGCGTGTTCGTTGGAACAGTCCCGTTCGGGTTGATCTTTTCCCACGCTGTCGCGAAAAACGGGTAGTGCTTACCGTTCGCCACGGCTGTCGTATAACGCGAATCAGCCGGCATTACAGCATCAGATGGGACCAACGGCATGAACTGAGGCGTCACCCCAGACGTTGAATAGATAGACACGTGGAATGGAACGTTTTTCACGTTCCCGTTCGCGTCATATGCAGCCATCTGCAACAGTTTGATCTCGCCAGCTTGAGCCATCAGAATCTTGTACGGGACGAAAGCCGCCAAGTTCTGCGCTTCAGTATTAGACGACACCCATGCTGCGTTCGCCCACGAAGGCTCAGGGTTCGTACGAGAAGCAGGATGAACCGTGATGTAGTACTGCGGATAATTTTTCGGTGGGAACCGTGTCGTGATATCTGTCCATGGGAACGGCACGTTATCTGGATCACCTAAATACAATCCAGCGGCTTGATCGTTCGCAAGACGAGCAGCTGAGTTGCGGAAAATCCCCAAATCACCGGTTGTACGCGTGGACCAATCAGGGATTACTCCAGATGCACCCTGACTCCACGGATACAACTGATCTGGCACAGCGGGTGAATACGTACCAGCGGTACTGATCGACCGGAACGGAATTAGCGCGTCACGGCCGCGGAAACGCACCTGATCAACCGTTAAATGATCGCGGTACAACGAGTCAACCGTCAACGTCGTAGAACCGTCCTCTGACGTTTGAGTTTCCGTTACATGAAACAAGACACCTGTCGTGTCACCAAACAAACCCTTAATCAGAATGCTTTGACCAGCTTGAATGATTTGACGCGGATACGGTGCGCTACCAACACTCATCACAGGATCAGTGTTCAGCGTCAACGTCCCGGTGATGCCCGGATCGGTAACACGACTCAAATAATTCTGAGCAGCAACGCGTGCTTCCTTTGGTGTGAGCCCGTCACCAAAATCAGCTTTCACCTCTTTGCGCATGACTGTCGTATCCCAGTCAAGGTTCGATGCTAGTTGAGGGTGAACCGCGTAACTGTACGCGGACGGATCGTAATACGTCGTGAACTGGTTCAACGACATATTCGATGAAACTTCCATACCTGTATACGCAAGACCAGCACGTGACTGACCATGCGTATACACAACGGACGCTCGTTGTGAATAATCCTTGGATGCTTCAAACGTGACACCCGGCCACAACAAATCAACACTCAGCGTTGACGAATCAACCGTTCTCATGATCGTCCGATGAGACATCGTTGGCTTACGACCAGGCTGTAGCAATAATGTGAACTGACCTAACGGGGTTTGCATGTTCGACAGCAAACCAGCGATGTACTCAGATAAAGCCGGAGAAAAGTTACCGGTGTCTCGCGTGACCAAACCTGACCATTTATCCCCATTCAATACATACGAGGGAACAGTCCACGGCTGTGACGAGTCGTACGCTAACGAGTTGAATGTTGTGGTCCACCAGTCAGGGAACGCAGCCGTTGCAACCGGGGGTGTTGCCATACGCAGATCAGGGCGATCCAAAAATTGGTTACGAATTGCATGCTCGTACGGGATCGGATACCGAGGATACTCAGGCTTCGCCAAATAATAATCCAGTTGTTTCATCGCACCAGCACACGTCACAGTCAGCGTTGACCCTGACTCTTCAGACGTGTACTCAAACGATGTGAAAAAACCTTCCCACGTGTATGAATGACCCGTGGAACTCACCCAAACAATGTCCACATCGTATTCAGGTTGCAACCAGTACAAGTCACCAGTTCCGATGGCATCCAGCATCGTGATACTTGGGAACTCTAAGGTGGCGGCCGCTGGTCCGAATGGGTCAGTTGTTGAAATGTTTGACACTGTTGTCGGCGCTCCACGCACCGTCGTCACATCAATCTTCGTACCACCATGCACTGCTCCTGGCGGTAAGTATGCGTACATCATCCAGTATCCGGAATCACCAGCTGATGATCGAGCGACTGTCGGTGGGCGTGACGTGTCAGATGCGGCAACGGGAACTCCGTCGAGCATCGTGTATGATTCAACAGACCATGTCACGTATTGCATGGGCGTGTACGTGGGTACACGAAACCCAGACCATGAGACAGTACTACTCCCCCAGGTCGTATTCGTATCACCCCATAAACGTGCAGATGTCCGCGCGCTCATGCCGCCTCATACATGCCTTCAAAAATGATCGTGTTACCCGCAGCCCACGTGAACGGGACCAAAGACGTCACACTTGTTTGCACACCGTTCGTTCCAATGCCGAACACTGAGATAAGTGACGCGTTCGCGGAAATCACGCCTAAACCCTTGAAGAAACTTGTCCCGTTGTAAAACGTGAGTTGTAGTGTTTGCGGGCCTATCGTCGCGTTCGCAGCAGTCGGTAACAAGATAGTTTGTGTCGTGCCCATGGTTGGTGATGTGCCGAGCGTGACGACACCGCGAACCAGAATGGTTTTCCCGTTAAGCCTGATGTAGCGGCCGTTTTGTGTCCCACCCGCACCTAACACCGTACCTACGCCCGAGTATGTGCACGTGTACGCAGTCCATGTCGCAGGAACGACAGTATTTATACGCGTATTGACCGTGACGTCCGAACTGTCTAGTGCAGTTGATACTGATTGCGCCCACGCCGGGAGACTAGACAGTGAGTCTGATGCTTGACCGAAATTAACAACACCCATGATGATCCTTACACCAATGACACGATCTCGGACGGACTGCGCTGTAACTGAATATCAACACGAACCATGCTTGCCATCATCAACGGTTTCGACGAATACATCGAATAATCGCTGGCAAAACACGTCCACACTGTCTGCCAGTTATTTATCGTCCGAACGATCGTGAACATGGGTTGCTCTAACGCCGTTTGCAACGTCGTCAACGCCGATCGTGTTGCGTACGACGTCTTACCCATCACATACACGTTCATCTGCTCAGTCACGTTTTCACGCAACGACGACACCACATACGTGCCCTCCACGTACGGACTCATCGCCGTTTTACGACGATGCGTCACTGCCTGATTCTCAAACGAACCGTCAGCAATCCGATACGTCGAATTATCATTCAACTCAATATACGTAGACGGGCCTACATACAACCGAACCGACAAAGCAAGGCTTTGCGAACTACTAACACTGGGTACACCGCCACCTGGCGTAACAACAGCACCACTACCGGTGCCAGCCCACGTTGCCAGACCGCCCCACGTCGAGGTAACACTTGCCCATGTATCAACCATGCTTGATCACCAGCTCGTCGGTATTGAAGCGCGTGCCGGCTGAACAAGGCGCGACAGAGCGACCTTTTTACGCAAATCTCTCAACATCTTGTTCGGATCATCAGCCTTAACTGTCACAGGACCGGTGATCTGGGTGCGTTGATCATAATTAAACGCGTTGTGCGTAATAACAGACGCGTACTCCATTGCACGTTGTGTGCGCACATGTTGACCTTGAACGTGTTGAGCGCGTGACGAGTAATCAGGAGTTCGTCGTAACGTGTTCGCGTACGAACGATCGAACAACAAAATTTCATCGCGCTGTTTACGTTCCATACGCAAACGTTCCGTCACTGGATCTACTCGCGTGTGCGTCGTCGTACGTTCATAACGCGACTCGTGATGTGACGATGTTTCCCGATGTGACAACGATTCCACAGCGCGACGCATGATTTCCGTGACGAGCTTCGCCTCATCCACGCGTGACACGTCACGTGACCGTGTGCGCGTATATACCGTGTCTTCATGCTTGCGCATAAGCGCTAGTTCACTGCGCTTAATGATTTCGTCAAACTTTCGATTCACCATCGATTCCGTGTACTGACGGTGACTTTCGTACTGACGGTGTTGATGGTGGACGGTCGCAACTGGATGCGGTGATGCTGTCGGATTACCATTAACGCCGCTGTTCCCCGTCGAATGCGTCACGGACGGGTTGGACGGTTCGGACGGGTTAACAGTGGTAAGCGTGTTCGATGTAGAAACGTTCGTCGAACTACTAGTCGTATGTGACTCTAAAACACGCATCTCTTGACGTACCAAAGACTCAGTTGACGTCAAAAACTTTTCATAGGTTCGGTTAACTTGCGACAACGTGTCTGCCAGCATGCGTTCAACGGTCCGCTCCCGATGTGACGTATGACTGTTTGTATGCGTCGCTGACGTAGTTGTCGTATCAACATTTCTATGCTCAACACGTGACTCATCACGAGATAAGAATTGAGTGAAAATCTGTTCCGTTCGTGCAAACGCTTCACTTAAACGACGATCTTGAACAGACGATTCGACACGCGTATGAGATAACTCGCGAACCCGCTCAGACATCGACTGACGCGAAACATCCGAACTAGACGTATGCTCACTCGTTGTCGTTCGCGCTGACGAGCCAGGTACAGTGATCTGGCCGATGTACCTGATCAGCATGTCCGCAATAAACTTTGATCCAGTGGCATTCAACGGGAGAACAGCCTCAGGACCAGCCTCACCAATAAGTGCTACCTCAGGCCCTCGGACGATAGCACCAGCTGCGTGAGCATTCGCGCGAGACGTGTTTTGGTCGTTTGATCGGCCTTGCCCCGAATGCTCGGTACCATTACCCGTCGTTTGCTGAGACGTTCCACCCGTTGATGCGCCATGACCTGAATGTTCTGATCCACCACCGGTAACCTGCTGTGACGATGATTTTGGTTTCGAAGTAAAAATTGACGAATCCAAACCATACGGTTTCAACGTCGCATCAAGATACGTTTTAAGGTCCGTACCAGCATCGATCCACAGTTGCTTCAGATTCGCACCCATCGTGGGTCGAATCTTTGCCGGGATCTTCGTCAACTGAATGTTGAACGTGTTAATCGCCTTATTGAACGCAGTCAAAATACCCTGCGGTCCACCAGTCACATCATCAGCGAACAAACCCAAATCTTGCAACGCACGCGCACGCGCAGTCGTCAAATCTGTTGCCATACGTGACATCGTCCGCTTGAACTCGTCCGCGGCACGCGACATAGAAATAGAGAACTCAGTCGCGTTACGAGCCATAGCCTTCTTAAAATCGGCTTCACCACGCGACAAGTTCTTCGCAAAATCTTTCGACTCGTCCGCGAGTGAAACCGCAAAATCAGCCTTCGAACGCTTAATAGACTTCTCAAAATCGGCCGTAGCATCAGCCTGAGACTGCTTAAAGTCTTCAACAGACCTGCGATACGTGTCGTTCGCATTATTCTCAACAAGACCCTGAGCGGCCGTCTGCCGCGTATCAGCTGACTGGTTGTACTGATTCACCAGAGACGGATCGTTCTTCAAATCCTGAATCAAACGATCCAACTGTTGAGCGTTCTCAGGGTTCGACAATTTTAACTGGTCAATGACCTTCTGAGACAAGCCCAACGATTGAGCCTGAGCCAACTCAGACGTTTGCTTCGTGATAGCAGCGTTCTGTTCCTTCAAGTTCGTCAGCAGTGACTTCGCATCCCACACTTGCTGCGCTTGAATACGCTTATACGGGTCGTACAGATCCTTCGCAGCATCCTCAACCATGCGCTTCATCTGCTTATTGAAATCACGCTGAGAACGCATACGCTGCGTATCAAAATCAGCCTCAGCGCGAGTTATCGACTTGTTAAAATCACGTGTTTGACGGAACACCGCCTCGTGATAATCAGCCTTCGAACGCTTAACACCCTCGTTGTAATCAAACTCAGCGTTCGCACGTTGACGGTTGTAATCCTGATTCGCATGATCTGTCTGACGATTAAAATCTTCGTTCGCGCGAGCACGATCACGCGCAGCATCCTGATCCTGACGAGCCAACTGCAAGTTCAACTGGCGTGAAGCCATAACGAACTGCTTCATCATTTGCAGACGGGTCGCGTACCCTTGCGCCTCACCCGCAATGACTTGCTGGCGTTGCTGCTCCAACCCTTGATCAGCCAATGGGCCAATTGACTTAGCTTGACGGGCCGCAAAAATCTGACGCGCCGTATTGTCATACGTTGACGAACCAGCCTGCGTGATCGTCGCAGCTGCTTGTAACTGTTGCTGAGCGCGAGCAAGCAATCCGCGCTGCGGCGAATTCACACCAAACTGGTCCTGCTGAGCAACCAACGACAAGTTAGCCATCTCAGGTGATCCGAACTGCGTCAACGACCGAGCAGCCAAACCACGACCAGCAGTCTCTTGCGCCGTCAGATCACCAGGATTAGTTATAGCCGTATTAACATCAAGAGCCAATTGCGATGCTTTTGGGCCACCACGCGTTTCACGTGCGACACCAAAGAACGCTTCAGAAATATCATGCCCTGATCGAGACACATCTTGGGAAACGCTCTTGAACGCGTTCGACATCTTGACCGACGCGTTCTCTAACTCAGATGGCTTAGCCAGCGCGTTATAGTTCGGCTTCGATAGGTCAGTACCAGAAGGAAGATTCTTGTACTGGTCTAAGAAAGCGAAGTCCGTGTCCGGGTTAACACCACTTAACCGGTCGAAGAAACCATTAATACCACCGGTTTCGCTATCCCTGACGCGCTTAATTTCCTGTTCGAAGTTCTGGCTTCCACTCTCAAATGGAGTGTTACCAGCGAACGACAAGACCGTCTTGTTCGTGTTTAGAAGTTGAGCGACAGATGCCTTTGCCGCCTCAGCGCCTTGAAAATCACCGGCTTGGAACTTCTTAACACCCTCGTCGTAAATCTTTTTCGCCTCAGCGAACTTAGCCGTCGCCGTAGCTTCGCCACCATACGTATCAGTTTTCTGATTAACAGCCGCAGATGCTTGCGACACAACACCCTGAACAACAGAGTTCTGCGCATCATTCAACGTACCAAAAAGCGTGTTCTTCCAATCGTTCTGCTGACCAGCAAGCTTAAGTGACGCACCGTAATCAATCGGCTTACTGTTCTGAGTCGCAAGAGAACTACCCACATTGGTTGTGAGTGTCGTGTTCCCGTACTGGTTTTGAATGTCAGACAAGACGCGAGCGATAGCCTGCGGAGCAGCATTTGGACCGAGCATCAACCGTGCCTGAGTCGTCAAACCCTCAGCAGTACCGTTCGCTTGCAAGCCATTGAACGCGCGCTGATAACCAGGGCTAGCAGCATTATCCAACTCTTGCTTCGTCAGAGTTGTCGCTTGCTTAACAGTCGTGTTCTGATTACTGATCTGTGTCGTGGTTAACGCCAGTTGCTCAGTAAAAGACTGCAACCCCTTACCGGCAATGCCCGCAGCCGCAGCAAAATCATTGAACTGACCATAAATATCAGTTTTACCTTTAGCTGCGGCATCCGTAGTCGCATTCGTCGCGGACTTAACCGTGTCAATGATTTTAAGGCCAATGCCAGCGGCAACGGACGCGACAACAAGCGGACCTGCGCCCTCCGCTGTTTCAGCGATCGTCCCAGCAAGACCCTTAACGCCGCTGAACGCTGCTTTACCCGCACTCTTAAGTTCACGACCGGTATACGCAGTCGCTTCAAAAGCGACACGACCCAATGCTTTAGCCGCACGATTACCAGACTCAGACGTATTCAGGAACGCACGCGTAGCATCCTTCGTACCAACAATCATGGTCCGTGTTGCAGCAGCTGACTCTGTTAGTGATCGAGCGTAAACCTTGCCCGCTTCACTAACACCATCGGTCTTAAGAACTTCACGTGCTTGCGTCCGCGTGGCACGAGCTGCTTCTGACTGTTCAGATGCACGCGTTTGAGCATAACCAAATACTTGACCAGCAGGTGTCCTGGGTATATCACGGATTGGTCCGCGACCATTCTGATCCGCAGACGCAAAATCACGTGCATAAAAGTTCGCAGCAGCCTCAACAACATTCGCGCCAAGACCTAATGTGTTCTTAGCCGCACCAGTAATCGTGCGCCCGAGATTAAGTTCCCTTTGCGTACGCGGAGCGTAAAAGTTTGTACGAACAGTTTCGCCTTCAGCATTAACTGCAAAGCCCTGACCGGTGGGCGTTTTGGGTGCTTGACGACCAACAAAGAACGCAGTCCGTTCAGCAATCGTCGCGTTCTCACGTAACGTGCCCTCCGTTTGGCCACGGTAAAATGATTCACCGATGCCGCTACCTTCGACACCCTCTGTGCCATTGATCGTACGCCGACCAAAATTGAACGCACGGCGACCTAACGCAATGGTTGAAACAGCGCCCAACGCTTGAATTGCTGCGCCACCAACGAAACCAGCAACAGCGCCAAGGCCACCCAACGTTTGAACTGGTTTCGATTGAGCGATACCCGCGATAGCACCAGAAACAGCGTTAGCAGCCTTCAAAACAGCATTCAAAAAACCTAAGAATGGTGTACCAGCGGCAGCAACGGTCTGAGATAACGATTCGGATAGTTTGCGTACTTGGTCGTTAACGCCACCGATCGCTGTCTCAGCAGCCGTCGCCGTGGAACCATCCCCATACGCTTTTGTGGAATCCGAAATGATCTGACGCAGATTACCTTCAGAAGACAACGCTTGAAGGGAACGCACCGTACGCGTTGCATCAAAACCTAACGCTTCCAACGAACGTTGAGCGTCCGGGCCGCCCTTCTTAATGGCTTCTGTGAAACGGACGACAACATCAGTCGGATCAGACTTGAACATTTGTGTCAGCGAGGATGCGGACACGTTTAACATGCGCGCATACTCGCGAATCTCTGGCGTGCCATCACGCACAGAACGCGTCAAATCCAACAGGACCTTGTTAATCGCTGTCGCGCCGGCCGTACCATCCTCACCAAGACGTGCAGCTGCCGTACCCAAACCGAGAACAGCACCTTCAGACAAACCAGCCTGAGCAGCAACCGGTGACAACGCTTTAGCGAACGCAAGCGCACCATCCGCAGACGCACCATACTTTTTGGACAGTGACGTTAACGAATCACCAAAACCACTGATCTGATCTTGTGAGTTGCCGAAAACACGATTCAACGACAACAGTTCTTTGCCGAGCGCAGCACCATCCAAACCGTTTGCATGACCCAAATCAGCGAACGTTGTCGACAGTTTACGGATCGACGCTTCAGCCGTGACACCAGACTTTTGTAACGATTCAACAATATGAACCGCCTCACTCAAACCACCAGGCAGGCTACGAGCCAACTCCAACGTGATCGAACGCAACTCTTCAAACGATTGATGCGTGACCTTCGTTGACGCATCAATGCCCGCCATGGCTTCCTGATACGCAGCAGCCTGAGCGGTCGCAACCTTATTAGCCCCAGTCAAACCAGTCGTTGAATTAATCAAACCAACAGTGACCTGATTCAACCGGCCAATCTGACCAACAAGACCATCTGTCTGTTTCGAAAACTGATCAGCCTCAGCCAGCATTTGATTCAACGTGGCAGAGAAATTCCCGCCAACGTTAACGTCGAACGTCATATCAGTCATCGACTATCAGTCCCACTCAAAACTTTGACCGCTTTCACGACGCTGCTCAGCGACCTTCGCCGGGATGAGAACGATGCGTGAGCCTGGTAGGTCAGGGGCATCCTCATTAGCGGCGTCCTTGACGTAACAACCCCAGCATTGATCGACGGCTGGTTCGTACGCATTGCGATCAACTTCCCACTCCCACGCCGCCGTCCCACACATCTGACATTTCGCTGCCGACTCAAGCAAATGCGCTGTCAGCTTCGCTCGATCCTCCGGCGACCAAGAAAGTAACGTGGAATGTGGTAATCCGTGATCGGAACACCACGCCACTTCCATAGCGAAAGCCGGGTCGTACCTCAGTCGGCGCGTGTGAAAGGGACATCAAGTCCCCGAGCACACAAATTCACACACGCCATGAACAAGTCACGTAACTCGCCACGAGACCACGTATCACCTGTCCAAATCTCCGCTGCCTGCTCAACCGTCAACGACGGTTCAACAACAACAGCAGAAATGATCGCTGGTGCAAACGTGTCTGCGTTATACCCCGCACCATCCGCTGTTTGTTCCTTCGTCGGTGGATGATCAGCGAGCAACTTGTCATACGTTGTCGCAGAAACCGCACGAAGTTTAAGAGTGAACTCAACATCATCTTTCTCACCAGGAACAGTGATCGTAATGTCTTGAGTGCGTGCGGGCTTACCTAGCAAATCTGCGGCAGTTGCCGGGCGGCGGCGAGATGCCATAACAAACCTTCCTTCACAAACATCGTAGTTAAGAGTGTGGGGCGCTCAGGCGAACCTGAACGCCCCACGTGGCTTACACCGTTTGACTAGACAGTCACAGATGCGAACACGCGAGCACCTGACGTGCCAGCGTTGTTCACAGCCTCAAGGCCGAACCAGTACGTCTGACCAGTGGTCAGACCCGTAGAGATACGAGCCGTCGTACCACTCAAGGTAAATCCAGTACCAACAGTCAGAGCAGTACCACCCGTGGCAATAGTCGACTGAGCAGCACCAGCAGCTGACTGGTACACCTTGTACGGCGTGGTCGCATTAAGGCCACCCGTGCCAAGGAACACAGGAACATTCCAGTCAAGAACAGCGATACCGTTAGCTTCCTTCGTCGCTGCGAAGTTAAGCGGAGTGCTTGGAACACCCGTGCTAGCGGTAACAGCAGCGCTTTCAGCAGCCGGATCGAACACAGCAGCGTTCACAGTGAACGTTTGAGCCTGGTTGGATGTCAACTGTGAGCCAGCGCGCTGCGTGATTTGAATCGGCCATACTTCAACAGTCTGGCCAGCACGCGGAACCTTGTTCGTGCCCGTTCCACCGAAACGTGACACGAGCATGTAACCCGACGTACCACGCGTAAGAGTGGTCCATGCAGTATCAGCCGTCGTATCGCGGTAGAAGTCACCCTGAAAAGTCGCCTGAGTCGTACCATAAATGGAACGGTCAAAGGTTGAATCCAGAGAAGGAATCGGAACGGTATTACCCTGCGCCGAGGCAGTGAGAGATACAACAAACGGAGTGAGGTTTGTTGAAGCATCCAGTTCCAGCTCAGTGACGGTCACACCCGAACCAGCAATCGCGGCTGACGAACTGTACCCAGCAGGGGCTGTTGCAGTGAACCCGATCCACGAGTTCTGATTGGGAATGATCTTTGCCACTAGGGCCTCCTTAAATTAACCTGTTCCCTACATTAAAATAGTAGACCAGAACGCGTGAAACGTCTAGGAAGCCGTTACGAGTGTTAAATTATCAAACACTTGCCATGATGGTGGAGCGGTCGAATCTAACCTAGAAACAGGTCCTAAAGAATCCCACTCGTAACCAATGATTGACCAGTTCGTATCAAACGTCTTATGGGCGATCGTGCTCACCGAGTTACGAGCCAACGCGGCCATCCACTCGCACTGGTCGTACGATCCACCGAACGAACGCAGCGAAAACGACACAGCCCACTCCGGATCAAAACTAGACAGATCCAAGTAACGGGGTGCTGCTCCCCCAGCCACAATCACGGTATACGGACGATAAATGCCATCACCTGGTTGACCGTTTAACCAGCCACCAGCCTGCGGAGCGATACCAACACTGACCAGTGGTAAAGCTGAACTGGAAATCCGAGCCGAAAACTCCGCGTTCATGTGCGCCACAAGCGCTGTCGTCAGCGCATTATGATCCAACATCACACAGTCCATTCCGGTGGAACAGTGTCCACGGAGAAACCTGATGCTGGGTGACGAGCAGTCGCATCAACCCACGACGGTGATACTTGTGCACCCACAAGTTGTAAACGCCTCGTTGTCGCTAAAACTCCCGTTGATTCGACATCAACGATACGGAACCGTCGCCCCGTCATACCTGGATCATCATGAGCCGTGACCTGCAAGAAGTCATTTACATCAACAACGATCGGCTGACCATTATCATCAATAGGAATATATGCGTACGAAGTGGAGAAATAGTTCACTTCTTCCCCGTACGTGTATGTGACAGGACCAGACGCGGTCACAAGTCGCGCTGGGCCTTGATACACACCCAGATCAGTATGAGCCGTGATTTGACCTGATGCTGCATCCAGATTGCCAACGGATCGTCGTGTAATCACAATTTGAGAAACCATTAGCGCTTCAAAATTGCTACGCGCACGATCACGCGCCTTACTGATCGCCCGACGTGCAATCTTGACAGAGTTCGTCACAGGCAGCGTCGTTGTCGCGATGTAATCCGACAAAACATTCGCAGCAGCGACACTCATACTTGCGGCAGCAATACCTGCATTAACGATCGTTGACGATCGTGTTGACGTGGACGTTGCGCTTGCAATTGTCGCGGATGCGATAACAGTAGCCATCGCGGCAGCACTGCCATTGCCAACAGCAGCTGCACCTTGAAGGATTTGTCCTGTCGCAGAAACACTGGATGTTCCTGTAGCGGACGCGGCAATTAGTGTTGCTTGGCCTGATCCTGCGACACCAACCCCGGCGATTGTCGATGTTGCGACAATGACAATGTTGCCCGAGCTAACACCAACACCATTCGATGTTGCTTTAACAATATTCGTGAACGCACCGGTGGCAGTACCTACGCCCTGTACAAGGCTGGTAATGACATGGTTTGCGTTGGCGGTTGCACTACCAGAGCCGGTAACCGTCGCGGTCCCGAATGTTCCTGTGCCACTCGCACCACCGATACTACCCGCGCCCGCGCTTGTAGCGGTTGCGACAATTGCGGCGTTAGCGTTGACACTTCCTTGTCCGGAGATAGAACTTGGTGCGACAGACGCGTACTTCGCGCCAGCAATACCCGCGCTAGTTAACGCTGAACTAGTAGAAACAGTTGCAGTTGAATTAGCAACACCAAGACCAGTAGCTGTGGCTGTCAGGGATTGTGAGCCGTTAGCGTTCGCACTCACAGCACCAGCACCCACGACAAACGACGCGTTAACCGTACTCGTGTTGTTGCCCGTTGCTGAACCAGTACTTGTCAGTGCGCTGGGCGCGCTCACAATCGGATTAGCGTTAACAACCCCAAGACCAGCACTCGTTGATGCGCTTGACGATGCTTGACCCGATGTCGCAGAACCTTGACCCGTAGCGGACGAGATAGCCCTAATAATGTTGACGTTCGACGCAACACCAACGCCTACAACGTTCGCAGCAACAAGGACAATTACTTGATTGTTCGCTGCAACGCCGACACCAACGCTTGACGCAGCACTTGTGGCTATTTGACCAGAATTAGTTACGCCGGCCGCTGTTACAACAGACGTCGCATTTTGGACAACGACACCGTTTGCCACACCGTTACCTGTGACAGGAGCACCTGAGTTAAGAATCGTTTGACTATTTACAGCAACGCCAGATCCAACAAGTGACGCTGCGTTTGACACGGTAAGACCGCTAGCAGCCACACTTGCACCTGACAACGCCCCGGCAGAGATGTTCGTAATGGACGCGTTAGCCGCCGTGCCAACGCCAGTCGCTGTTGCTTGAACGACAACAGTCGGCGATACAGAAACGACACCAAGACCAGTTAACGACGATGCACTCGATGTCGCTTGACCACTGCCCGAAACACCTGCACCCACGACACCACTAGAAGAAACAGTTGTGACGTTCGCAGTAGACAGGTTTCCAGAACCAACAACCTGACCTGTGACAATGAGTGTCGTATTACCCGTTGTTGCGCCAATACCGGGTACAGGGCTTGTCACACCGACCGTAGCGTTTGCGCTAACAACACCTAGTCCAGTTAACGATGCAGCTGTTGTCGACGTGAGACCACTGACGGCAGCACCAGCACCAATAGCACTCGCGCCAGCACTAGCCGTAATCGACCCGTTGGCAACAACACCAGCACCTAATATCGATGATGCCGATGATGTCGCAGGGCCGCTCGTAGCAACACCGGCACCCATCAGCGCTGATCCCGCGACCATTGTTGCATTCGCACCGGCAACACCTAAGCCCGTTAACGTGCCAGTGCCTGCCGTACTTGCCGCAGCGTACGGGACAGACACGCCAACGGCCATGATCGCAGCCAGCGATGCCGTGGTAATCGTGCGCGTACCAGGAGTACCCAACAATTGCTTGTAAAGAATGCCGGTTTCTTGGTCCGACCCAGCTGATGTTGCAGACGTGATAGACGACATCCCCGTAGGAACCGTCGTGAACGCAGTTACACCGCCACCATTGACAAAGTTACCCGCGTTAATGAGCAACAAATCGTTCGTATTGCCTTGGCTTGGCACAGTAACGGTTGATGTTGAGAAAGCACTCGTCACCGTGCCGAACGTTGGCGTGCCCGCGGACTGAACCGCAACCACAATCGCCGTTGCGTTAGCCTCAAAACCGGAACCATCACCAGCGTAATTAAAAACAAAATTGTCAGCAGTTGTTGCTGTAGCAGTACGTCGATACACAATCGACCAGTCAGCAGTCGAAGCACCCGAGGTGGACGCACTACCAACCGTCCACCCCGTAGGAGTTGTCGGACCAAACGTTGGACCTGTGTTGCTATTGCCGTTGTTGTAATTAACAAACGCTAACAACAAATCCCCTGCCACAGGCAGAGTAGACAGCGATGACGCGTTAATCGTGATAGACCCAGTGGTATTACCACCAGCAGAACCAGACGCAAACCCACGAACAGCAGGGACGGCCGCTGACGTCGTATTACGCAGCAGGGTTAACAGCATCAGCTAACCCCCTGATCAACCGGTAAACGTATACCAAGAGGCAAACGTAAACGACGGAGTCGTACCACCAATCGTCCACACAAGACGTATCTGCTTATAGATAATGTCCTGCTTAGCACCCGACGTAGCCGTACCAGCAGCTGTTGTCGCGTTAATACCCGCCCTGAACAAAACCGTTGACACGGTTGTCACGTTCGTGGTCTGAAGGTTCGTCGTATCCCAGTCAATCCACGTCGTACCGTTATCCGGTGACCATTGAAGTTTGAACACACACGTCGGTGACGTTCCTGAAACAGCCGTGACGTTAATCCAAACCACAAGATTCTTAGCGCCAGAATTATTATTTGTTGCTGTACCGTTACCCGTTGCAGTTCGCGCAGATGACGTATCAGAGTTAATAGTAAACGTTGCGGCACGCTGACGCTCATACGAAGCACCATTATAAATTTGAGGAAGAGTGCTTAAACGTTGAACCGTCGCAACGGGGTCAAAATCGCCAGGAGACAACGTGCTAAAAGCTGGTTGCATTGGCCGCGCTGAAACGTTGATAGTCCCAACCATCGGACCTGTTGTTACAGCAGTCGTAATAACACGAATGCCCGTAAAACCAGCGATGGAGATAGCGTAAACACCAGTCGATGAAATGACACCAGACGTCAACGACGTACCTGTACCGACGTTAAAAACAGCAGTTGGCGAAGTTAACGAAACCCAGTTCGTCCCATCAGCGGTAACTTGAGCGTTGACTGATACAGAGCCCGTGATTGCCGTTACGTTAATAATCGCCGTATTCGCACCGCTTAAACCAGTGATCGCACCATACGCTGTCGCGTTCGTTGTCGCAGTGAAACTAGATGAACGATCAACTGTTGTCGCACCAACTTCACCAAACGTGCTCACCGTGGCAACACCCGCAGTGACAGACGGATCACCAATTACGACAACTTGACGGTGATCACCATTCGTTGCTTCCGTGCGCGTATCAATACTTGTACCAGTGCCAGCAGTTATAGCTACAGCGGAGTCAGCCACAGCACACCTTCCCAGTTACAAGTATTGATACGACGACACGAAACAATTAGGTCAGTGAAACGGTGATACCACCAACGGCGATCTGGAACGTGTTACCGACAGCAACACTGATCGCGACAGTACCGTTCGTCGTGCCATTGAAGTTTCCGTACCACGTGCGAGTACCAGCAGAATCAGTCAGATCAAACGACATAACCGACCAAGTACCAGCTGACGAGTTAGTCCACGACAAAGCAGTCGTCGCAGGAAGCGCACCCGTTGACGGAGTACCTGACAAGGTAATCGCGTTAGCCAACGCAGTACCACCAGTCGTGTAACCACCACCAGAACCAATTTCCGTACCAGCAGCAGCACCAGTAGATGCAGTCGAATTCAGACGAACCTTCATAGCACCAGCAGCCAGAGCCGTGAACGAGCCAGGTGCACCGCTAGTACCAGTCGGAAGAGTTGCAGTCAGAATGTTCGTAATGAGGTTGTTAGCGATAGCAGCCATGACAACGTACCTTTCTTAAACAGGGTTAGAGAGTTGAGACACATCGCCGACGAACTCAGCGATAGTGATCGGACCAGAATCAACAATATTTCCAGCAGCATCAATGACCTGCCAACCGATCTCAGGGAGCGGTTCAGACATGAGATCACTTACCTTCCGTACACATAATCACGCTGGACCATCCAGCAAACCCGGCAACACCGGAAACTTTTCGCCACCATAGTTCTGCTGACCAGCCCACACGTTGTCATGCATACCAACACCAAACGACAACGGTTTAATCGTCGTATCAGGGAACTCGTCCAACAAGATCGTTGACAAATCCGGACCTTGATTCTGATACAACGCCTTGTACTGATCACGCAACGAAGACGCCAATTCGTTATAACGCTGCTGCAACGAACCCTGATCAACGTTGATCCCATCACCGGAAACATTCACTTCCGGGACGAACTTCGCACCAATCACTTCCGCCGCAACAGCTGCCACGTACAAAGGCGAGTTAAAAGCATCAGCCCATTGAGTTAGAAGAAACGTGATCTCTTCATCAGTTAACAGTTGCCGCGCTGAATCTGTGTCTTGGACATAGAAACGAACCTGATCCAAATCACTTGAACCAGGTGTTCCCGAGTACGTCCATGACACGACAGTTAACTCTTAGTCTTCGCCGTCAGGCGTGCTGTCAGACTTCTTATCCTTCTTCGGCATACCGGTAATCGCGTGACGTGGCGCGTAACCGTTCTCCGTACGCCATTTGTTAGCCGCGCGATGTCCACGAACCATGGCGTAAATACCGCTACCAAGAGCACCCGCGTCAGCAGCTATCGCAGCCTTCCCGTGACCTTTCATATTCAAACCCATCGCGCCGACATGTCCCGCAACATATCCAGCAGCACCGGCCTGAGCACCACGATCACGCAAAATGGCCTTCGTTTCACCCGGCTGACGAACAAGATACTTGTTCGTAAAACTTTCATCCTTGTAAGCCTTTGCGACCTCAAGATACGTCGCAGCGAACGCCTCATTAGCGAACTCCGACAACGACTTAGACACGTCCACCAGACACCACCTCAGACTCAACACGTTCAATACGACGAGCACGCACCCACGAATCAACACGTGGCCACGACGCAGCACCAGGAACAACATCCCCCGGCTTAAAAACCTTCTCACCAACCGTCAGCAGTGTGACGGCCCGGTAAACCGGGCCGTCCACCAGCTTCTTCTTCGGAGGCATCACAAAACCTTGAACACACTCGAAGACACGTGCGTTGGCTTCATCATCGTCGTCTTACCCGGCTTCACACGACGACCCTGAATATCAGTCACCGCACCACCAGACGACGCAGCCGTATACAAGATTCCCTTAGAGATCAACACACCCAACTTCGGAAAAGCCTTAGCCTGGGCCGAAGACAACTGCTGATCCTTGGCATACGTCACATTCGTAGACGAACTACGGTCATACAACGTCACGGCCTTAGCAGCCTTAACAACCAAAGGAGTCTTGTAATACGCCATGATTAAGCCACGACCTGCGACAAGAAGTAACCAAGATCCGAAGCAACAACCTTCATGTCGTACGTAGCCTCAGCCTCAATACGATCAGCAGCAATATGCTCCATGCGGAAACGCTTCACCTTAATACCCTGATTATTACCACCGACGTAACCGTTCCACGTGAACGTGTAACCAGCCGACGGAGTCATCAGAGACGGACCAGACGGAGCGTACGCAAACAAGACGCTCTTTGAATCCGAGATGAAATCGAACGTAGCAGCCGCATCCTGAGCAACAGCATCAGGCATCTGAACACCCGTTGCCTGCGTCGCATACGACGTGTACAACTCATCAACATCGAAGAGGGTCGCAATAAGATCCTCGGAAACGATGCCCTTCTGCGTGTACTTAATACGATCGATGATGTCCGGGTGCTGCTTCAAAGCCTTCATAACACTCGCGCCCATGACACAAATGTTCGGCTTAAAACCAGTCAACTTACGGAACTGAACAACGATATCCGCAACATCCGAAATCGGATCAGAACCAGCATCCGACCACTTAACAAAGTCAGTCGTACCAACCTTGTTCGTAGCCCAAACACCAGTGGTGAAGTACTTCGCATTCCAATCAATGTCACGCTGAAGCAGCAACTGGTTCGTAATGAACTCAGTAGCATCGCGATCAAGGTTGAAGTTCGAATCAGCGTTGGAACGCAGCTGATCATCAATATCCTTGTGAATCGCGTACACGTGCGCGAAATACGTATCCGTGTTCAGATTCCAACCAGAACCAGGTGACTCAGTACCCGGAGCGCGACGCTTAACGTCAGAACGACGCCAATCGGACTTCGAATACTTCCAGTACATGTTGGACTGCTTGCTGACAGGAACCTTAGGGAACACCTTGTCAGCGATATAGGTACTAGCCGACTGCATGTACGCAACGCTGACATTAGTCAGCGGTACGTTTACGTGAAGATCGGACTGAGTGGGCGTGGGCATCTGTTATTTCCTCTCTCGCTCAGCCCGGCTTAGGAAACTCGGAGTAGAACAGGGATGATCTCGTTGACAGTGCTTGACGCCTGAAGCGCAACACCAACAACTCGACCGCTAAGGCTCTGCTTAGTTGCAGTACCAGCAGCTGTCTCAGCGACACCAAGCGCGTTCACCACAGTGAACGTGTTCGTGGCAGCAGCCGAAACAACAAACGTTCCGTTATTCGCCGCACTAGTAGCACCGGCGACAGTGACAATGTCACCAACGACGAAACCATTAGCTGTAGCGGGGTACGTAACGTTCGCGCTTGACTTCGTGATGCTTCCCGATAGGGTCACAGCAGATGCGAGCGTGGCAGCCTTGATAGCGCGACCGTAATTGTCAACAGTCACGAGATCACCAGCGGCAATGTTTGTGCCATTACCAGACGAACCAGCACCTGAAACCACGTTGGAAACACCATGAATGGCAACCGTCGCAGCCTGATTACTAACCTGCGGCTTGTTCTGAAGAACACCAATCACAGAGTCAGCGCTAGACACAGCCAGACCAACCGTCTTAGAACCAGTGGGCTTCACAAAACGGTAAAGGTTGCCGGCAGGACCAAGATTACCCGAGCCAGACGGTGAACCCAGCGCGCCAGGAACACCCGTGTACACGTACAGGCTGGAATCCGCGAGAAGGGAGATGGACTTAAGTCCCTCTTCAAAGGACATTGAAATTACCGTCCGTTCTGTTCTGCAATGTACGCGTCATACGCGTCAGGGTTAGCGGTGAACATCGCCGTCGAGGCCTGCTCGATTGAGAAATCACCAGCGGACTTTGTAACCATCTCAGAGGCATAACCATTGATATGGTCGAGAATGCTGTTAGACGCTCCACCGGACATGCCGATCTCTTCATAGATCGCATCCCCAGCAGCAGTCAGAACGTGATCAAGCACGTCCAACTCTTCGTCCGTGAGAACGGTGGCTGCGGCCTTAAGAATCGGGCCGAAAACCTCCGGTGCGACAGGAAGGTTGTACTCAGCGGCCTTCGAAATGAACGCCTCCGTTACACGCTGATCCTGCAAGTAAGCCAACTCTTCCTGAGCGGCCTGTGCCTGAGCCTTAGCGACCTCAACTTCGTCAAGGGCCTTAGCGATAACTGCTTCGCGGTCAGCCTCGGTAACAGCCTTGGAGAGCTGCTCGAGGACTGAGTCGCCGAGCGACTTCTCCACGTCTTTATCCTTTCGATTCATCATGTAAGCGCCAGCACCGCCGACACCCAATGCACCGGCAACAGCACCGGCCGCAATCTTTGCTTTCTTGTTGAAAAGACCGCCAGAACGGCGAGCAAGAGTTGATCCGACGTTTTCGGCTTCGTCACCAGCGGTAATCGCCATTGCCTTATCGACGGAGGAATCAATCTCGTCTTGGATGACCCAGACGTACTCGTTTCCTTCTTCATCGAAAACAACGTCACCGTGTTCGAGGTCATCTTCGTAAACTGGTAGACCAGTTTCTGTGTAAATTTCAGTCATTGAATCCTCAAGGTCAAACACGCCAACACCATTGGCAGACTTGGAGAATGCAATCAGGCCGTGCTGGTTAGCAGGACGGTCGACTGATGAAACCTCGTCGAATTCGAGGTCAAAAAGTTTATTGACTTTTCTACCCATGTACCCATGATCTAGCAGAAAACAGGTATATGCGAGAGACCTTAACGATTTTTTAGGTACTTAGTTCCACGGCTGATTACGATGCGAAATGCCACGCTTGTACGTTCCAGCTGCTAACGCAGCCAAACCAAGTGACGCTCCAGCAGCTGCGACACCTTTACGGTTCGCACGCAACGTGTACTTTGGTGACATTTTCTTCGCAGCATCTCCTGCTTCGCGTTCAAAACCGAACTCGCCCTTGCTATGCGCGACAGAACCCGCAGCGATAGCACCACCAAGTGCAGCACCAGAGTACAAACCTAAACGGCGTTGACGATCGGCTTCAGGATCGAAGTAACGAGCCTTACCGATTTTGGATGGTCGAGGAAACTTGTCCCGCGAACGTGACCGAGAAACCATGCCCTCGAAAGATGAACCTTCCTGATCACGAGCCGCCAAACGTCCATTGTGGTTAGCCATAATGCGGTCACGAACAGAACTATCGTTACCCATCAAAGAAATACGTGACTTTCCTGGCGGACGCAGACCTGATGCGGTTAGACGTGCCGGGCGCAGAGCAGAAGGAAGACCCTTGTCCACTTCGGACTTCATGACTGCACTAAGCCCACGTGGTTTATCAGGGTTTTCAAGTAATGCGCGACCATGACGCAGAGTTGACTGGCTAATCTGATGATAAAAATCGTCTGGCGTGTAACCTCGACGGCGCATTGCACGTGGAACCCGATCAGCGCCAGCCATGTCCGCCATAAGACGGTGGCTATTTTCCGATCCAAGAATTGCATTTCCTTGCGGCCCTCGTGAATTCCGTTGTAGCAATTTCCAGGCTCGCGCTCCCTTGTTGCCACCACCGGAATAGATCCGCGTCGCAGCCTCAAGTTGTGAAGGATTTAACCCCTTGCCTACTTCCTCCTTTATCGACGCGCCGTTCTTAACATCAACAGCCATCGCAAGCAACTTCTTACGCGTCACAGGAACAGAATTCTCTTCCTTGTTCTCTTCCGCCGACTCAGCATTCTCAACAACGATACGGCGACCCTTACCATTCTTCGGATCAACATCCATACGCGACATCGCTTTACTCAACTCCGATTCTCGACGAGCAATAAACTCACGTGCTTCCTCAGGATGCTTAGAACGACCGACAAGCCGTTTCGCGTTAGCAAGATCCGAACGGTTTTTAATCGGAAAAGAACCATCAGGCAACGCATCACCCTTGGACGCCAACTTACGACGTTGACCCGCAGAAAAATCTCGCTTCGCCACGTTGCCCGAAAGTTGCTTATCACGCTTCGCATCGTTATGAAGAATTTTCGTAGCCATGACCTCACCCGCAAGACCCGCAGTCTCAAGCGGAATCAAAGCCTTCGTTTTCAACGGAATCTTCTTACCCGCACGAACCGTATTCACCGCATCATGAGCCGCATACGCCAAACCACCCACACCAGCAGCAGCGCCAGTAGCCGACAAGCCAGCAGTAATCGCACGCTGAGTACGATCATTCCCCGGTTGCATCTCGCTCATCCCAACATCCCCAACGGTGAATACAACAAACCACGCGCACCAGCAATCTGATACACGTTCTTCTCCGCACGCTTCTTCTGCTTACGTGACAAATTACGACCCAACAACGCCGCAGAATTATCAAGCATGATCCGGCTTGAAGCAGCCATCGCCAACGGATTAATCGGATCTGACTCAACACGCGTTGGCGGTATACCAACCTGATACCACGAAGGTAATTCGAACTCGGCTTCCTTCTTCACATGACTGCCCTTACGCCAATCAGCGCCACCAGCAATCATGTTGTCGTACGCGTTCGGATACGGACGCCCAGCTGCACGCGCACGTGCTTTCGCTTGAGCAAGTTTTTCCGGTGACAACTTCTTCTCAACATCCACGATTGCGTCAATCTCGCTTTTAGACAAACGTGAACGCGACTCGTCACGAACGCTACGCGCCGTCGCTATCTGAGTTTTTCGAGCGTTATCCGCTGCGCTCCGCATGTGCTGCCACGGAGTTTTCTTGTCATACCCTTTGGGAACTACAAGAGGAAGTTCTTTTCTGTCCCAAATAGAACCAGGCATGCCACCCGTAGGACCGCCTGTCTTGCGGTTTACCAACGAAGCAAACGTTTGCCGCGTGTGCGGATCGGGATGTGTACGAGCAGTGTCAATTGCATCAACATACGTACCAACCTCGTGCGCCGCCTTATCCTCAACCTGACGCACGACCTTTGGATAACCCATACCAGCCGCAATTTGACGTGATCTGATGTACGGATTCGACGTTGGCTTAAACTTCGGGACAGTCATACCACGCACGTGCTCAGTACCAATAGCGCGCAACGATGAAGGAAGCTTTTTGCTGACGTCTTTTACTGACGACAGCTCTTTACGAACCTTCTTATCCGCCGGAAGCAACGGCCTGTGCCCGCCCTCCATCGCGTAAAACTTTCCATTAGGTGCAGACCGCAACGGCCGATACACATACCCTTGCTTAAACTCGATTTTGTCGTTGCTAGGGTCATAATGTCGAAGACCATTCCGGTCAAGAATCCGATCTTGCTGCGCCCTCTCACGATCACCAGGACGACGCTCAGGGTGACGCTTGTGCTCGATGCGATCCTTCAAACTAGGACCATTCACCGCACGATCAAGCAACCGGTATCTTTCATGATTCTCATAGTTATACATCCCACTGTTTGTGCGCTTACCATGAGCAACAGCGTTACGGCTTTGAGCGAAACCACGATGACGAGCGTCTTCTGATTCATAAAGAGCACGAGCACTCATCGCTTCATGCTTGAAAGCTTTAAGCCTTTTCTTATCAGCCTGACGGTAACTCTTATGTGAGTCACGTTGCATGCGAGCGTTATCAAGCTCGTTTTTCAACCCAGCCATCAGATCTCCGCTGGGACGCGCTTACCACGACCATGAACCGAGAAACCAGTCTTACGACCCTCTTTAATATCAGCCCACGTCGCATCATCGTCATACTGATACCCAACCCACCAACCAACCGGGAAATCAGACGGCAAACCCATCTTCTCAATCTTCTCCGGGGTCACCACAAAAGACTCAATCATGTCACCAGCCTTAACCGGCGCACCATCCTCATCACGCTGATGCTGAGTCCCACCAATACGAGACTTACGCACATACGAATACGCAGCCTTCTCAATCTCATCCGGCGTAATCCAATCACCCTGCAAATCAACAACAGGCTGACCATCAACCTCAACAACAGACGCCCAACCAAACGCCTGACGCTTATCCGTATCCATCTTCGAAAACTCGCCAGACCACACAACAGCCAGCTCATCATCAGACTTCATCACCGGCATCGGCTTCTTCGGCGCAGGCACACTCGGAGCAACAGGCGGCAAAGGCTTCGGAATCAACACACCCTTACGACCCGGCGCAGGAGCAGGCGACGACACGTCAGACGGCGTCGGACTCATCTTCGACACCGCGTCACGGTCATACATGAACGCCCACACGTCAGCCGCATCAACATTCGCACCAAACAACGTGTCACACAAAGCAACGAAACCAGGATCGATTTCGCGCAGTGCCTTCACGACATCTAACGAATCCACAACTAACCTCCACGCGGGCTACACCTGTTTTCATCATCCCAAACAGATGAAACAAGTGCCACTGTGAAACGAGGCCAATTAGTACGGCAGTTCAACAATCACAATTGTCGCGGGAACATCCAACCCACGCCACGCACTCGTAGGCATACCAAACAAGCCAGCCAGAGTTTCCGGCACAGGCTGACGATCCACAATCCGCATGACGACATTGTCGCCACGCTCCAACGCGGCCAATGCTTTCGCATCACCCGTGAGGAACACATCAGGATCAGGCGGATAATCCACCTGATTCAACGTGATCTTATTGAAACCAATGGTCAACCCATATGAATGGCTTGCACCACCAGCTCTACCCGTATCACCCGTATGGTTTTCCCACTGTTCTTGATGAGACTTCGCACGCTTCATCGCGTCCACATAACTCGACGCATCATCAGGATCAAAGTTGTACTCTGCAACCGTCGACGATTCAACACCCTGGTTCGCGTACTCTTCAAACGCATCTTTGAACGATGCCTTCGTCAATCCACGCAGCATCGTCAACGCGTTTTTACTTGCAGACATTTCAATGATGAAATCTTTGCTGTTACCTGAAATATCTTGGAACGCAGCCTCATCCAACAAGTACTGCAAGTGAGCATCCGTCATACGGATCGACTGAGCCGTCCCATACTTCAAATGTTTCTCTTCAACCACATCCGATACAGGCTTCGCCTTACGTTCAGGCTTAACAGCCTCAGACGCCGTCGGATTTGCAATCATCGGATTTGCAATCATTGGATTAAGCGTTATCGGATTACGTTGAAAAACAACGTTCTCGCGTTCAGGGCGCAAAGCAGCCATAGCATCAGCAAGCGACATAGCCGGCTTCTCAACAGGTCTTTCCGCTGGCTTAGCATCTTGGGCGCGACGAACACGAGCCACACGAGCCACACGAGCTAAACGGTTATCCACATCCGTGAACTTACCGTCCACATCACGCTCCACGTGGCGAGTTACCTCTTCACCACGCACACGCCAACGCTCATCAGACTTCTTCAACCAATCCTTACTATCCGGACGCTCCCCATCCCACGCAAACCGCAAAACAGGAACCGAAACAGAATGAGCCTGAGAACCACCTTCTGAGTACGCAACAAACAACTCGCGACCCTTATCCTGCGGGACAAGCCCAAAATTAGCTTCCTTCGGTGGAACAACACCCACGCGATCATCATCCGGCGTACCGTCATGAATTGGCGTATCTCCCGAAATGTTAATCGCAACCATGTTGGGCGTATTTACCAACAAGTGATACAAACCGCTATCAGCAGCACCCGCGTTGTCCCGTGGCATAAACACCACGACAGCCTCTTTTTTCAACAAGTTACGTAACGTTGATGCGTTCCAGCCACCCAGCAGCTTCGCCGCAACATGCTCTGGCACAAACATCATGTGATCAGACATGTCACGCTCAACATAAGACTGATCCCATTGCGTTTTCGTACGTGATGATTCTGCTGGCGGTTTAGACACTTCACGCAACGGCTTCACGCGAGGTGACGTAGTAGCAACTGGAATACTAACTGGTGTACTCGTACCAGACCGCATCATCGGATTGAGATTCATTGGATTTAGAATCATCGGATTCACTTCACGTAACCGCGACGCAGGCTTCAATGCGGAAACCACATCAGCCAACGTTAAAGACGATTTTTCACTAGCACGCTCAACTGGCCTCGCTGAAGCAGTATCCATAACACGCTGAACGCGCTGAACACGCTTCAAACGAGCAAGACGATCATCAACCTCAACACTTGCACCCTTAGCCTTCGGAGCAAACCGACCATCCTCATCACGTGGATGATCGGCCACGCGAAAACCCGCAGACTTCGACACATCCCCCGTGTTTTCACGCCGGCCAACATGAGATGCGAACTCCATCAGCGCACGATCCGCATAATCAGCTAACACGCCAAGTGGAACAGTCGCACCCTTAACTTTCGACACATACTGACCCAGACGAGCATGCGGAACGCCAACAACTTCAGCTGCTCGTTCAATCGCTAACGGCATCGGTACACCATGCGCATTCCACACACGCAACGCATGTTCCACACCAGACGCCGCATCTTGGTGGATTTGTTCGGCAAGAAGCCGACCGTATTCTTCCGCCGCAACACCCATCACAGGTTCTAGCGACGCAGCTAACGCTTTCGCGACAGGAACACGATCAACCGCGTCCAACGCATCCAACGCGGTAGACACATCAACAAGTGTTTGTTTCGCTAACGGAGCAACATGATGTTTCGCTAACGCGTGATACGCCAAGACCACTGTACCGACGCCTTGCGTCACATCACGATCGTCCACGCGTTCCAAGATTGAGTGGGCAGTGTCAGCGTTATCCCACCAGCGTTGAACTATCCCACGTGTTGCGGTCATCGTCAGATCAACTTTGCAAGTTTTGTATCAAGGTAGGCGTATAACTCATCGCGTAAAGCTGCCGTAGGTAGCGTGTTAGCCGCGTAATCGTTCGCTGTCTGCCAGGTACCGCCTGCCCCATAACCAATAGGTTGCGGGGTTGACGGCGTGCTACCAATACTCAACACATATTTCGTGTAAATCCACGACCCGCAGACCTCAGCCCACCATTCAGTGAGTGACCGACTATGCGCCGCATCGGTCGCTACGACAAGCCCTGTCAACAGACAGCGACGATGAATGTCTCTTACCTGAGGATCACCAGATAATGTCTGAGGAACGTTATTTACGCCTACGCCCGATCCGGTTTCAACTGGATACCACATATTGTCCAATACATGCGCAGATTCGTGCAACGTCGCACCAATTGGGTGGTGTACCACACCAGGTTGAACCATCGATCCGGCTGGTGCGCACGTGGAAGCTCCAACGCCAGGTCCTGCAAATAAATTGTTGGCAGGAGACCCGTTTGCTAAAACGTAATCACCGTATAACCACGCTCCTCTTGCTAACCCACCCTGCCATTCAGCACACCACGCTACTCCTGCGTTATACATCCATTTGCGAAAATTTACCGTTGAAGCTTTAACATGGTAATCAATGAATTGTTCATTGGTGATATTCACATTGCTCGTTATGCCTGGCCATGAACGTACATACTGGCCGCCCCTTGCGGACGATGGGCTTGGAGTGAAATTCCCGATGGGACCATTCCACCCACTTTCAAATGTGACCACCCAGCCAGCATGAGGACCAGCCCATTTAAGCAGCATAAATTTGGTGGTATTAGCTGCACCAGAAATTTCATAGTTGTAGCCCAAAGGCTTGTTAACGTCTTGATTCCCGTTACCAAAAGCGAACAGGTGAGGCGTCCAACCGCCCACATCATCCTGAATAAATGTTAAAGCTAGTTCACGTTCAGTTTGGCTGAATTGTACTGGTAGCCCCAAATTACCAGCACTACCATTTGTGCCGGCTTCTCGTCCAGAGTTGTAAGACGTTGAGTATTGATTGACGTTGTCATTTATGCCAGGGACAAAATAAGGTGTCCCGGTGCGAATACGGAATGTAGCGCTACTGTTCAATACAATCGTAAAGTTTGTTCCCGAATAATAACCATTATTACGATTACCGTACCAATCACCCACCGGGTCATACATTAAATCGATACTTCCCGGACCTGACTGAGTTGTCATATTGTTCGTATGCCACAGGGGTGTGATTGGTCGCCAAAGCGATGTATGCGTGTGCACGGGGACGTTTGATGATCTCGGGTCTACGTTAGGATTATTGTACGTACCCCGGAAGCCACCTGATAATTGGACAATTCCAGGCTTATCAGTTGCCGCGAGCGGAACAAGAGTATTACTGTAATTCATGCGTAATATCCCTGAGTCGTTGAACCAAACGTAAATGTTAGCGAACTGACGAAATTCTCATTAGTTGGCGTTGTCAGCGTCGATGTTACGCGCCCTGCCCACAAAACGTAATCTTGAAGCGTGCCGAAATCTATTGTCCGAGTATCAGTAACAGTATTGACAAATGTGTACGATAAACTGCTTTGAAGAACTCTGTTAGCAAGAAATATAACGGATGTTGATAATGTGCAGCCATTACTTTGTGTCCAGCCGCCAGCGTCCGTAATGCTAATAGTTACGGTGGAGAAAAAATTGTGATTATTAAGAGCCAGAAAATTTGAGTCAGTAGTCCCGGTAGTTGTAATGACTGGTGGGTTATAGGTTGAAACAATAACGCTATTTCCCCAGTACGAATTTTGGTCAGATGAGTTAAGCAAAACATATTCAGACGAACTACCTGTAACTGCTGACGGGCCTGTAAAAATTGGCAAACCAATACTAGTTCCCGTAGTTGATGAACCAGCAGGACCTTGTGGTCCCTGAGGACCAGCAGGACCTTGTGGTCCTTGAGGACCAGCAGGACCTTGTGGTCCTTGAGGACCAGCAGTTCCACCACCACCGATTTGGGTTCTACTCATACCTTCACATCGCCTCAGTACGTCACGAGGTCTGAAATTTCGAACGCTGACGAGTGCGCAGTATCAGCATGCGTGGGCGTAATCACAGTCCATGTACCCGTTCCCGTTGTGGACGTCAAGAACTTGTTATCTGTCGTCCACGCCCAAAACGCTCCATTCCAGAACGTCAAACGGAAGATCGTAGACGTGACACCAGATGTCGCAGATGTCCACACAGTTCCCGTAGCGTTGCTATACAAAATCATGCCACCCGTACCGGCGACCACGAATTTGTTTGAACCGTACGCGGAACACACCAAACATTGGGTTGCGAGACCAGATGGCAGGCCACCACCGGAGACCGTCATTTGTGTCCATGCGCTACCTGTTGTTGACTGCCAAATATGCGGACCAGCAAGAGTACCGTTTGGTGATCCACCAGCAGCAATAAAAACTCCGCCACCATACGATGCTGTTAGCCCGCGGCCCGATGTCGTCGCAGTGCCGCCACCACCGTTTGTGACAGAGGCAGCTGTCCAACCTGAAGTCAGGTTACTTGAATAAGCAGCGGCAAAAACACCTGGCGCGCTTCCGAGATTGGTTTGTGCCCCAACCGCAACGTAATACGACGTGCTAGTCGCCGTACTTGTGCCGTACGCAATATCATACTGACCAAAGTTCGTTACACCGTGAGCGTACGTACTAACCGTTACAAAGTTGCCGAGCGTGGACGCATACGCCGAAGTAGAGATTTGTGGGAAAACGTAATTTCCGTTGAGCACTTTACGGTTCGTGAACGCAAACGTAGGTAGGAACGAATCCAAGCCCATGTTAGGTACTACGGATGCTTGAATGTTGACCGGAGTTGAAAGCGTTGCACCGCCATTGGCTACGTCCGCCCACGACGTTCCACCATCATTCGTCGTTCCCCAGCCACCAAAATTGGAATCATACGCAACACCCTTGCCCGCGTTTGTACCATCCATCAACACGCAAACGTTTCCTTGCCCTGCGTACTGGAAAATACCAAGCGGAGACGTGCTTGTTTGGAGCGATCCAGTAAACGTTGTGTACGGAGATGATGCGGTAATGCGTTCACCATACGCGGCGGGTGACGCCGATGATGTGTATGCCGCGATTCCAGTGGTTGGGACAGCAGCCGTACCTGTCGGGCTAAATGCAACACTGACTGACACATGTGACGTGCTTGTCGTGTCTGTATACGAATATTGCGCAGGTGTTTGGTTAGTTGTGTAGGCAACTCTGAGGCGAACGGCCATCGCCGACGCCGTTGCGACGGGTACGTCAGTTAGTCCTGTGGGTAACGTTGCAGCTGATGATCCGTTCAAACTAGCAATGGCATGAACAATCGTGTCGCTTGCGTTACCAACAGAAGGTAGAGTCAGCAACCCGCTACCAGGTGTTGAAACTTGAATCGTGCCACGTATGCCGCCAGTGTTCTTAATCGCGACAATAGAACCTACAGTCGTGCCGTCTTGAGAAGACCAAGTAAAATTGTCTAAGGTCGATGCAGTTGCTACGCGCGTGTACGCGTATAAGTAAGCAGTCGTGTTGTTGGGATAAACTTGTGACGACCCTAACAATGTCCAGTTACTGCTGACACCAGTTCCCAAGCTGATAGACGCACTGTTGTTGGTGTTATCAGACGCTGTTATGAAAGCGATGAGCGTATCGCCTGCTGATATTGCACCTGTGTAGGAGGCGCTTGTGAATGATCCTGTCGTTGTTGACGCGGTTGCGCGAACGCCTACCAAAGTAGAAGAAATGATGTTTTGATTTCCGGAAGCAACACCCGCACCTACGGCCGATGCTGTGCTAGACAGCCTGATAGTACCGTTCGCTGACGTCGTACCCGTACCAACGACAGTGGCTGTTCGAGCCGATCCGGTTACCGTTTGATTCGCGTTGACACTACCAGCGCCAATTAACGTTCCCGTGCCGAACGTCCCCCCTGTTCCTGTAACAGTCTGATTAGCAACAACAACACCAACACCAGCAGCTGTGGATACTTGCGTAATCGTCGTCACGCCAGAAGCATTTGTCACGTAATAGAACACTGGCGGGTTCACGCTTGTGTCCAACCACATGTACGTGCCACTCAAACCCGGATCAGTATTAGACGCGTATACCCAAATAGCATTCGTCGGCAAACCAACCGTGCCACCAGGCACACCACTGGTTTGCAACGCGGTGATCTGAGACGTGTGCGTCGCCAACGTTGTCGTATGCGAAGACAACGTAGCCGTATGCGAAGCGATCGTTGTCTCAGCGTTCTCCAAACCAACTTCAATCGCATTAACCACAACAGCAGCATCAGTCGCCGAACCATCACTGAAGTTCGACGCATGCGACACACGCGTATACGCCATTACGCACTCACCTTCTGACGCGGCGGCAACGTCGCCACATACTGTTGAACACCCATCTGAACATCATCACTCGTAATACGAGTCAAATCAGCATCCTCATCGAACGCTGTACGCAAAACGTGCGCTTCCTTAATCTTTGCCACCATGTTCCGAACAGAACGCGCATTACCCGAACCCGAGTATTGACGAATCGCTGACCTCAACAACTTCCACGCAGCCGCATCCGTCTTGTAATCCTCATCGTGCAAAAACTTGCCAGCGATCTTGTACTTATCCTTATCGGAATAGTCAGGGAAGTTAATGGTCGTACCAATACGTGACCGCATACCAGGGTTCTCATCCAAGAACGCAGCCATCTCATTTGGATACCCTGCGAGGATCACAACAGTGTCATCACGATGGTTCTCCATAAGTTCAAGCAACGTGTTCACAGCTTGCTTGCCATACATGTCCTGCTTGCCCTCAACGAGCGCATACGCCTCATCAATGAACAGGACACCACCACGAGCCTTCTCAAACT